ATGAGCGATTATATCACCCGTGAACGCAACTTGACCCTGCTTACCGACTATTATGAGTATACCATGATCTTCGTAAAAAGACATGTAAACCCGCTTGATCAAGCCATTTTCAGCTGATTGAAAACGCCTTTTGACACCAGTTTGACAACTTTTTAGATATCCATAACTGAGCCCCAATATAAAAGATTTAAACCCTTATATAGCCTCACAAGATTATTGCGAGATTATATAAGGGCTTACATACTGAGTAAAAATTACCCCGCCGATGAGGCGGGGCACTTTCTGAACACTATAATAGATGTTGAGCTGTTATTGGCGGGAATGAAGCTTTCAGCTAAACCATTTTTTACTGCATATTTGCTAATGACAAATATTTTCTTATCCTATTAAGTAATTTAACGCAACCCACTCGTCATGCTTTGCTTCAAGCAGTGGGAAATTGCAACAATACTTATGTAGGGCATGTTCTGGATTGCAGCCAATATCATATACTTTGCTTGCCTTTTTTATGATGGCTTGTTCATTTTTCTTGCAGAACGCATACTCCTTTTCCAGCAAGTCTGCATAAGACTGATCTAACGCCCGGATAGCTCCAAAATCTTTTACACTAATTGTCGAATTTGGTGCAGGGAACATAAAACAAAATTTAATCGATGACAACACATTTCCGCCATCATCTTGGATCAAGATGCTAGTTTGTTGTTTTGCAGTGTTAGAGGAAATTGGAGCAAAATAATTATGCTTATTAACCGACAATACAATCCCGCAAACAAATTTGTTGTTTGCCTCATATACAATGTTAGGAATGCGATTATCAAACTGCCGAAGATAATTCGCATACTCTGGATTGATGTCATAGAATTTTAGCATAAACTTCTCTCCTCAATGTTAAAAAAAGGGCGGAAAACCGCCCTTTTATTAAAGCCCACTCTCTCGGTGGTGGAACACCTTGAATTAAAGTTCGTATTTACGGCAACGAAACCTTGGATTAAAGCCCCGCATTTTCAGCAGCGGAACGCCTCGATGAAGATACAAGTATCTTCACTACTATTGTATGCTAATCTGACAATAAAGTCAATAAAAATTTGATAAAAATATTTGGAAATTTTTTATGAACAAAGTGAGCCGTCTGCCGCAAACAGATGACTCACTGAGTGTTGGGGATAATCCCCTGTTTCAGATGTAGGTATCAACTTGTGGCAACCGTCTTGGTTTCCACGCTTTAATTGTAACAGATATTAAAATCTAATGCAATAGAAAAGGTAAACTTTTTAAACAATGGCTGTCACATTTTATCTGTGACAGCCATTTTCATAGATGATCTGCGCTTAAAGTGCAGGGCACTTATTGGGGAACTTGTTTATAGCATATAGGATAAATAAGTTCCCTAATTTTAATCACGCAACAGAGCCGTTCTTTACACGCTTAACAGTAGCCTCGATGAGAGCAGTAATATATCCCTCCAGGTCGCCAAAGGCTTCCGTCAGATACTCTTTTGCATCCTCGGAGAGGATATCAGTCACAGCGTTCAAAGTCTTCTCAAAGGCGGCTTTTTGCGCCTCTGGAGTGAATTCGCCGCTTGCCTTAATCGCATCAACGAAAGTCTGGTTAGTGGCTTCTACGCAATCTACGACGGTCTCCTTAAGCATGAGGATGTACTTTGCGAGAGTTTCGTTCTTCGTGTTCTTAGCGGCGGCGTCCATCTTTTCTCGTATAACCTTGATAAGGAATACGGTTAGGATGCCCATGAGCGGGACTACAACAGTCTGCATGATTTCATTTAAAAGAGTAATCCAAGTAGTCTCCATAATAATACCTCCAATTATTTAATCACTTTCATGTCTTTGTCTTCCGATGTGGCAAATCCATCGGTGACAATTTGTACGCTTTGATAGTCCGGCGGGGAAACCTTAGTGTGAATGAACACAGCAGGGTTAACAGTAGAAGCAGTACCGGCTTTAAGAATGGTACCATTGCGACCGATAGTGGGCGTATAGCACGCATACTGTTCTCTAGCGTCGGTATCAATCTCATAATGCAGATGAACTCCGGTGCTCAAAACTCCAGTCTTACCCATAACACCGATCTTGGTGTCCTTGGTAACAGCCTGTCCCTCTTTAACCGCAATCGACGCCAAATGGAAATAGCGAATGATCACATCCTGCGGTTTGCCGGTATTCTCATTCAGGCACTTTTCGTACTTAATGGCAACGATGTTGCCGCAGATAGAATCCATGCCACAGCGAATAACCTTACCGTCACCAGACGCATAAATCGTTCTATCGCCCTTAATGGATATCGCATCGTGACCATAATGGGTACAGCGGAATACCGAGCGGTACTTAGTGTTCATATAGCCGGATGTGATTTTCATGTTGTTAATAGGCTGAATAAGAGTTTGATACGAAGAAGAGCTGCCCTGCGGCAGCTCTTTCTTAAACTCTTTTTCAAAATATTTAGGGACATCATTTGGCCCGACAAGGGTAGCGAGGGGATGGAGAATTGCCGTCTGTTCGTTACCAACTACAAGCACATCTAACGGATCAAGGAGGGTCTTGTCCGTAGCACCGGACGCAATGAGCAACCGGCTCGCAGACTCCTTAAACCCTACAGTATAGAATGGATACTTTGTATCGGTATCAACTTCCATGTGAATGTGATTGTACCACTTGTGATTGCCGCTTACCTTTCCGATAGGAGTGTAAGCAGCCACACGGTCGCCCTTCTTCACATAGAGGGTAATCATGTGGGCATATCTTGCAATCAGATCCATCGTCTTCTTCTTCGACGGCACATAGATATTGACATACTTGATAACAACAATGCCACCAGCGGAACCATTATTCATTTCAACACCAAGGACTTCCCCTGTGGCACCAGCAAGCACATCAAAGTCTGTATCACCAAGGGAGTCAAAATCAACTCCATAGTGATTATAACCGTAATGATCTTTATACTTCTTCGCCTTAAAGCCAGCAGAAATTGTACACTGCTTCATAGGGTAGAACAGAAGCTGTGAGTTCTGTGGCAAAACAAAATTCGACACTTAATCATCTCCTTTTTCTTCTCTCTTGCGTTTCTTCTTTGAAGGCTCAAATTTATCAGTTGCTTCCTTTACCGTATCGGCCACCTTAATCAGTGCCAAAGCAAACGCCTCAATCCCGAAATAGGTAAATACATTTTCCGTTAAAGTGGTCGGTTCGCTACAGCCAGTTGAAAACATCAGCACAAGGACAGCAATTGTATAGATAATCACAATTGAAATGCAGAAAATAACAATTTTCTTTGAGAATTTCATTTAAAATCACGCAACCTTTATTACATAACGAAGCCATCCTTTGCATTCTTCCGAAACGAATTTATCAATACTATATCTGCGATTGCTATAGCAGAACCCTGCATTTAAGAAACGGAATTTGTCAACAGAGTTAGGGTACTTGTAGTAAGCTACCCAATGGTACTAACCGCCGACATTATAAAGAAGAATGCCAACATTTAAATCTGAATAGCCTTTCTTTGTAAGCTTAAACCCCTTAAACGCTTTGTGCTTAATTAAAAATGCGACCATTTGGAATATGTTTGTACCCCACCGCGCTCCCGCAAATAGAGTTTTGTTAAACCAATTGTATACAGAATCAATATCTTGCGGATTCCCACTCGCCTTTAATGCATTAAAGGCTGCGATAAATCCGCAGCCCTTTTCACCTATCGTATATTTACCGTATGGGATGTTCCGCATTTGTTCCTGGTAGTCGAGATAGCCGTCAGTTGTCCATGCTTTCTTTGCGATATCCATACAGACCTCCTTAACCCCATGCGGCACTTATGCCAACCCATTTAGAGCCGTCCCAAATCTTTGCAAAATAGCCATTTGCACTATCAATCCACAGCACAGAAGTATCATCAGGGGCAGTAGCCGACACCAAGTGCCCAGAAGAACCACCACCGCCAGAAAGAGTGGCAGTAGGTGTAGTGCCAGTGTTGTTGATAGACAACTGCACAACTGAACCTTTCGCCCAAATGTTTGCTGGGACAGCCTTCCCGTTAATCATCTTAATAGAGATAACACTTCCTTCGGTCACGAGTTTAAGCGAATTCCCTGCAATGCTATTTGCGGGAGCAATAAATCGTATGTCAAAGATGCGTGCGGGCAGAGTGGCAGGCAAGCCACTTGTAACAGTGTATGTACCACTCGCATTTTCCACCAAAACATCATAGACAATACCCATCGCCCCAATGGAAGAAAGAACATCTCGAACAGAGGATGCCGCATCTTCCGCTGTTTCTACGGCGGAATTTGTGGCGCTGGAAAGCTCTTTGAGAGCATCAGCGTCTATGAGATAATTCTTCAACACATATTTGTACAGGAGAGAAATCATTCCTTCCTGCCCGCGATTATAAACATCGGCATCCTCCGGATAATCCTTAGTGGTATATGTGTTACCACTGGAGGCAAGAGGCCCAATAGTCCACTGCCCTGTAGTAGTACGGTTCCAGTTTTTATAAAGCTTAACATACTCGTCATATTCTGAAACGAGGTTGTTTTTATTTTGCCCACCAGGAGCATTGGGCAAATTTAATTTTGAAACAATGCTTGAAGCCATATTATCACCCCTTTACAATTATCTAACCTTGAGCGTCCTTATTATATTGGCAAAAGATATACACAATATCACCGATGTTCAGACTTTCCCCAGTACGATTTGCATACATACAGCTCTTCTCCGAAGTTCCATCGAAATAAACGCTTGCCATGTTTTTGCCCGAATCAATCTCAGCCACTACTCCACGCTTCCGAACAATTACACCGAGAGACTCAAGAAGATCTTTAACGGTTCTTTCGGCATTAGCATCGAGAAGGGAAGTAAGGCGTTCCAAATTATCCTTTGTCATGTCTATCACCTCACATATAGATCCTCGATACGCTCATCGTTGAGCCAATGTCTGTCCCAATAGGACGAGATATGGAGTTAATGATATATCTCGCCGTGGCATTCTCACCAACAGTCGGGTCTTCGAGAACAATTACATCGTTCTCATTCAAATGAAGTAGTGTAGCGCAGTTTATGTTTATGGACGAATAGTTCTTCCTAATGAGATCCAGTTCGTAATACGCTCGCTCAATGGCTTTCTGCTCGGTATCAATACCGTTCAAATAGTCATTAACCTTGTAAACCTTTTTAACACCAGAATTCTGAATGGAATGCGGATCAGACGGATCTTCATTTTTCAATTCAAAACGGATTTCTGTCTTGGTGTCCTTAATATTTTCACCAATTACCAGAACAGAATTGTAGATGCCGCTATAGGAAAGCTTCTTAGTTGAAGATTGATAATTGAAATCGGAAGCGTCAAAAGAATGCGCTACGCAAAGGAACCGGCTGTCTTCTATCTTGCGAAGCGTAAATCGTCCATTCGCATCATAATAGCAGGTGGCGTTCACATTGAGCGCGATATCAAGGAAGATATCGGCTACCGTACTGCCAGCGGATTTCGAGATGTCATATGTCACGACTTCGTTTTCGAGTTGAGGATCAATATTAGGCTCAATGGGGTCATTAACAATATCAAGATTAAGCGTTCTTCGTATGGCATCACCAACCGTAGAACCAGCCTTGACAATATAGGTTCCTTCAATAATACCGCCACATTGACCATTCAACATAGCCCACTTATCGGTGCCAGAAACACTGATCTCACGCTGGGACAATCCGCCAACAATGGACGGGTCATTAAACAAAAACACACCATTGGTAAAGTAAATCGGCAGACCATCAATATATTCACCAAGAGACACTCTGAACTTACTGCAAATCGTCAGCGCTTTTGCTACATCCAAGGCAAAGTTACCTACATTGTGCAACTTAAAGCTGCAGGTTCTTCGCACACCTTCTTCATTCGTGATATCTACTGAGCCGCTGTTATTCACCACATACTGCTCGATGCTCGTAATTACAGATTCGTCCCACCTTAAAAGCTCGATTTTGTAGCAAGGCATTCTTACTTTGGCGTTAATAGAAGCCATATACTCTTCAAAGGTAGGTTCTCGATCAACGAGGATATAAACACCTTTATTTGTACCCGCAAAGTATCTTATCCTGTCTGCGTAGAATTTGACTTTTGCATTGGAGTCACTGTCTAAAGCAACATACTCAATCTGAGAAGGATTATACGATATGCGTTCATTATATGGCTCAAAAATGCTTTCTTGATATTGAATGAACGAGGATTCAAATAGAATGGCATGCGCGAGCCCAGGATACTCGATGGGGAACAGGATGCTATCGGGATGATACGCTATTCCCTTCTTTTTAACTTGGACAGTTTGTGCATCAAGATCAGAGCCACTAATGCTAATGCTGATCTGCGCAATAGCATCATGAGCTGCCAAAGAGTATTCAACAGACCTTATGTCACTGAACTCATAATTCAGCGCCGGAGAAGTTGGAACAGATAGAGGGGTATAGCCAAGATAATTCATCTTTACTCACCCCCGTATCGTTACACAGTTATAGTTATAATGCCCTTATCGTTCCAAGCAATAGTGACATCTGCACCAGAGACATTCAGGTTTTTGCCAAAATCAAAATAGGCTATGAGCGGTTTCTGACCAGCAGAGGAAGGCGTATTATCATAAACAACAGCATAGCGAATGTTATCGGCAGTCAGATTCTCATATGTGACTGAATCCGCCTTCCATGTGTATGTACTTCCATCCGCGTTCACCTTAAAACTGATGTTAGTCAATACTTTACCTCCACTTGTATAACCTGTTCCGGAAATTTCGCCAGAAACAGCAGACAAATAGCGGTGCGATTTATCGGGAGTATAAGACGACCCGACAAGCATTATCTTGAATGAGTCGGAATTTAGATTGATTTCCTTATTGCCGAGGCTCAAAAGGAAACCAGTGTATTGGCTTAATGCGCTCATATTTCACATCTCCTTACCATTTTACAATTTCAACTGCAGATTTTTCATTGATATCTTTAGCCATCATGATCCAACCATCTTCTCCACCATACAATGTATGAAGCAGGGAAATCAACCCAACATCTCCTTTGTTGTATATGGAAGAATTGTCAGGATAATCTGCAGTTCTATAGGATATCCCGCTTGTGGCGCTCGTATATTCAACCTGCCCTGTAGATGTCCTTCCTGCATCGAACATAAGCTCAGTCAATTTCTTGGCTTCATCACTATAGTCTTTGTTGCCAACACCAATTGGCATATCTATTTTAGGCATAGTTAATCACCTCACAATTCTTCTATTTCCTTAAAGTTGAAGGTGATATATTTGAAATCACCATCAGCTCCATTAAACACATCGCTTTCAGTGTAACCATCGACGAACGCATAGAATGCCCGCCCCTTGTTATCCTTCACAATCTTTGGACGATCACTAAGAATGAAGTTACGAAGTTCTTCAAGATGTTCAACAGTTTGGATCTGCGCAGAACAATTATCTGTTACGACGGCAGTTACTGAGCCGGAGAGGTAATCCATATTGCCACGGCTGTGAACACTAAACCGTTTGTTGGTTGAATACTCAGTAACATCTTCGACCTGAGAAATGGTCGTGTCTTCAAGATTGTTACCAAAGCTATACGCTACCTGGTTTTCCTCATCGATAAGGAACCAACCAAAGTAATTGCAATAAACCACATTGGTATCCATTGGAACAGACATTTCATTTTCCGTTTGTGCAAACAACCTATACTGGTAATTATGCGTTTTGGAAGCAGTGAAGTCTTTGAAGAATGTTTCATTCGCTTCTAAGACACTCACGAGCTTCATGCTCGAAGCACCTTGCAATCCTCTGTATAACAGCCATTTCTTAACCTTAGAGGTAATATTCTCAACATTGCCACCAGAAATACCACCGTTAAACTCGCAGATGAGGTACACATCTGGCTCCCACTTCGGAGAAAATTGAGGCGTGCTATTCTCGTCGATTTCTTCTCTGGTCAAAATGCGATTAACGCCATAAATCTTATCGAGTACACATCCTTCTTGAGCATAGAATGTTACTTTATCGTAAACCGAGATCTTTGGTACTGTTGGATTATGAGAAGAAGCAACCGCAAGGCCGGATGCGGCAGTATTGAAGTAATTATTCATTCCAATTCACCTCCACATTGCCAACAACATTGACAACAAGCTGTTCTCCGGCCATGCCAATCGCATACGAAGTGTTTGGATAAATGGCATGTACCGCATTATACCGAGGTTCATTACCGTTAATAGAGAACCAGAAACACTGCAGTGTGGAATCATATCCTATCTCAAGGGTTTCGGTAGTTAATGAGTTCTCTGCCTTCATGATTACGCCGTCAAAGTCAGAGCTGCGAGGAGTCCACATAAACATTGGGACTGAACTTTCTTCTGCGTTGACCTTGAGCTCCTCGTATGAGAGCTCAGCTCCTGCATGCAGATAAAGCCCATTGTTTGGTTTATCCAAATAGTCAATGAACGAGTAATCACCGGTAATTTTCCCAATATTCTCTATCAGCGAAGACCAGCGGACAAGAATATGCGATTCGTCTTCGCTATTGGTAGCAGAAGGTACCATACCTACAGATACATCAGAATATACAACCCGGAAAGGCACTCTGGGAGAGTAATAGGTCTGCCCAATATTCGTGACTATTTTAAACCATACCCAGTATGTAGTTCCACTCATCAGACCATCGTATTTCCACTCGATCTTTGAAGAATACACATCACCACTGCTGACAATATCAGATTCTGCGGAATTTGGGTCTGCAATGAATGCTTCCCAATGATTAACCATAACCCCTTGTGGATGGGAATACTCTGGTTTCCATGTGTATTCATGCCCCGTTATTTCTTCCGATGTCAACGACAGGGTAGGGGAGTCATATACATCAAATACAATGTGTTCCGATTGAACCCCATTATAAATAGACAATGTTGCTCCATCGGCAGGAGCAGTTACTTCCACTCTACCGGCATCGTTCTTTGCACCGTCAATATACTCGAACAGTGCTATATTATCTTTGTCGATGCGGCGTATATAATACAGCTTCCACGCAGTCAGTTCAGTAGGCAGAGAGCCAGAGGAAAAGACGAAAATGGAATCGCCTGTCACAAGGTTGTGGTTTGCAACCTTGTAGGTCTTTTCAGTTGCATCTACACTTTCTACGGCCATTTTTGAAGCAAGAAGGCACACCTGCCACCGATATGTTTCACCAGCGGTAAAAGAATTCGGAGACACCTCGTGCTCCAAGGTGTCTCCATCGTACAGCGGCGTATCAAGCTCAACCAAACCGGTCGTAAGAGAATCATTGATGTTACCGCGCAGATCATAAACTACAAAACGGTATGCGGTGCAAATTTGGCCATCGACAGTAAGACTAAAGACATTTTCTTCCTTGTTCTTTGGATCAATGACTGTATCACACGGCCTCATAAATTGCCGCAGCGGTTTATAAATCAAAGCCATAAATTATCACACCTTTCTCTTACGATTTACGATTTTAGTTAATTCGTCAAGGAACCCATCAACATCCTCAACACCAGTAACTTCTACCTTAGCGATATAGATAGGCTGTTGAGCAGATTGCTGTACCTGACCAGGACGGCCAATCAAATTGGCAGCCAAAGTAGCAAACAGTCCGCTTACTTTAGGCATAATGTATTCCTCTGGAGATTTGGCAAGAGCAAATAACCGAGCAGTTAAATCTGCTGGTACAACACCATCACCAACTTCGAGACGGGTATATCTGCCTCGACGAGCGATGATTTCTGGGCCGTTTCCGTCATCGACATTGTAAATACCGGATGAGGAAACATACTTAGCGCCGGTAGCGAGCGGGGCGCGCTTTCCCTTAGCAATATCGTCTACTATCTTACCTGCAATCTTTGTGCCCGATACACCACTTACTCCGTTCGGGAATGGGTTAGTAATGGAATTCGGCAGATTATTACGATACCAATTCTCCTGCTGCTTGCTTTTCGCAATTACATCAGAGATTATTGTGCCAGCCTTTGTATCTTTCCAGAAATCCTTTTCTACTGGCTTGTCGTTATCTCCGGCATTCTTTTTACCATTGCCATTACCGAGCATACTTTCAGCTGCCGCTGCTTCTTTCAAGGCATTGGAATACTGCCTGATGAGGTCTATTGCGCGGTCAACAAATCCTTCGACCTGATCGCCCAACTGATCCATAGTAAGACCTTGCATCTCAGCGACAAGATTCAAATGCTCAATGTAATCATCCCAGTCTTGCCCGAGAATATCCAGCGCATCGTCACACTTATCAATTAGGTCATCGATAGCGTCGATTTGGTCTTGAATAGCCTTCTTAGCCTCATCTCGCTCCATCTCTTTGTGGAGTTCATCAAGGCTACTCTTTGCGTCCTCAAGTTCTTGTGGATCGGATACCCACTGCCATCCCTTATCAGCCGTATAAAGCCGAGTATTCTTGTTCGCCTTAGCCGCTTCATAACGGTCTTTTGCCTTTTGCAATTCGAGGAGTTTATCCTCGGCTTCGTACTGCTCCTCAAGGGCATCAAGTTCATCTTGAAGATCTTTCTTTCTATCCTCGAGAACTTCTTTGGCAGCATTGATACGGGCTTTCTCCTTATCAAGTAGCTTATCATATTGATCCTTAATTGCATCGGTTAGAGACTTCGTTGCGTCTGCGGCTCCGAAAGTGGTATTGGTGTACCGTCCAAGACCTTTTCGAGTAGAATCAATCATCGCCTTATAGATATTAAATGAGTCGATAGCCGCACGAAGTTCACTGTTGATTTCTTGGTTACTCTTAAGCCCAAGCTGTTCCACAATGTAATTCTCAAGAGCGGCATCCGTCATATCTTCAATGGCGTATGTCTTATCTTGAATAGACTCCGTAGTCTCTTCGGTACTACTCTTCTCTTTAATGAGAGTATCAATAACTTCGACAGTCTGATTCCACTTCTTCGCAAGCATTTCGTCGAGTCGAGCATTTGCCAAGGCGATGATACTATCAGTGTTCAGAACAAGCTGTCCATTCTCAAGCGTGAGAGCCTCAATATAGTCGTCAGACAAGGACAGGAAAGACTGCAATGTATCAACAGTCATGTAGCCATTTGCATTATATTCGCTTATGGCCGCGACGAGCGTTTTATATGAGCTTTGCAAGGAATCCATATCTTCGTTGATAGATTCAAGCTCACGAGCCTGCGCATACAGAGAGCCAGTAACATCCGCTCCGCTATTTGCCATGTTCTCATATTGATAGATAACATTCTCAATAGAGCCGCAAAGGGCAACCATGGCTTCGAGCGTTTGCTCGGGGACAACCCTTTTAAGACTTTCTTCCGTTAAGGTTCCAGCCGAAGCCATCTCAAGCAATGATTTCTGCGCTCCCTCAGATATAGAACCAGCGTAGGTATTAAACAATTCGAGCTGTGTTTTACTGTTGGAAGTCAGCCATGCAATCATTGCAATGACAGCGTTAGACTGCTCACTGTCAATATCCTTCAGGTTTTCAGCAATTTCAAGAAGGTTGGTTTGTGCCTTTTCAATCCCGGACTGCAATAATTTTAGCTCGCCCTTCTCGGCGGCGGTCAAATCTCTTTGGGAAGCCAGTTGATTGAGTGCCGCAATACGCTCGTAATTTTTAGGAAGCTGATCACGCATGTAGTTAACATATTCTTCTTGAGTTAACTTTTCCTGGTCTCCTTGGCTTGTGTAATATCCATCCCTCTGTGAATTTTGAAAACGATTCCAAACGGCATTCTTGCCAGCATTAAGTTCAGCTTCTTTAAGCTCTTTTTCCTTTTCGAGCAACGAAAGCTGTACAAGAAGTTGAGCATTGGATAACTGAAGATTACGGAGATCAGATGCATCCGTAATTGACAGTTTTCCAAGACTTTGAATATCTTTAATCCTGCTCTGAGCCTCTTCAAGTTCTTTTGTTGTATCGGAGATTTTTTCGTCAACACTTTCGAGAGCAGATTTAGCATCGCTCACTCGTTCAACAGCGTTGCTCATGCCATTTTTAAGTTCATCGACAAGAGCAACTACCGCGTTTATAGCGAGCTGAATAGCAAATGAGATAGCGAGACTCTTAAGCGTTGATAAAGCTACATTGGCCGCTTTAGCAGCAACAGTAAAAGCTTTATATTTAAAGGTGTCTCGAACAACGGCTTCGCCCATCATATCAGTAGCTTCCGCTGCTTGCTCAGTGCTATGGGCAATTTGATCAGCCGCATCAGCATAAGCGCCAAATTGCTTTATCTTCTCCTGATATTTTTGAGGGTCTGTTTCAAAGAGGGGAGAAAACTCCTTTTCTACTTCCCCGGTCTCTTTATTGACTATTGGTTTATTGGTTTCTTTGTCAACTTTATCTTTCCATGTGAGAATCTCTTTAAATAACCCGTCAAACTTATCTTTATTTTTCTTGAGATACTTTTCAGCCTTTGTATAATCTCCAAACCCTAAGAAGTCAAGGTAGTCTTTTTCTGATAGTGCTTCCTTTTCGTTCGCCCAGCGATCAGTGCCAGCAAGCCTTAATGATGTTCCTTCTCTTTTTACCTGTACATACCCGTTATCATTTCCTTTGCTTAGTACATTGGAAATGGCAGTAATAGCAGGAATGATTGTTGGCAAGATGCCCCACAGCTTTATCTTCGAAACATGATCTAAGGATGGGATTAAGGAAGTTATAGCATCTTTGATTTCATATACACTTTTTGAAATGTTGCCTAATTTGCCAATCGGAGAGTCAGAACTAATTTCTGCGCTAAAAAGCCAGTTAAATGCATTGACGACGGCATTCCCGATATCTACAAATGCTTTAACAAGACCACTATCGAGCACGGTTTGAGAAAGTTCCTCATAAGAAGCTTTAAGTACATCGATGCGTCCATTGATACTTTCGAGGTATTTCTCATTTTCCTTTAAGGCACTGCCGGAATAGTTCAATCCAGTAACTTCTTCAGCAATGTCAAAATTATTGATAATGGCCGCAACTGTGGAAGCCATTCGCTTACCGGCAACGAGTTCAAGAACTCTGGCACGGGAGGTTTCTTCGAGCTTATCCCATACCTTGCTCAAATCCTGCAACATTTCATATGTAGACTTGAACTCGGTAGCGCTCTTCATAATATCCACATTGGTAAGGGCAAGGATCTCGCCTCTTAACGCAGATGTAGAAGATGCAAGCCCATCGACATCAAGTCCAGCGGCTTCAAGATCAGTTTTTGTGCCACGCAAGCGCATAGAAAGAGTCTTTAATGCCGTACCAACTACATCAGCATCCTGTACAATCGTTTGCGCTGCAGTATACAAACCAACAGACTGCTCAATCGTATTGCCCGCTTCATACAAAGCAGAGGCAGAGCGCTTCATCGCTTCGCCGATGTCTCCGGATGTAGTCGCAAAGGAGTTGCCAACCTCGTTAAACAGATCAATAATACCCCAAGCGTCACTAATACTCTCAAGCTTAAATGCTTTCATCGTAGAGACAAGACTGCTTGCAGCATCATCGATACTTTCAATAGAGTCGCCAACATTCTTATAGACGGTTGCGATTTTTGCATATTCAGAAGCATCATCTATATTGTAGCCAAGTCGAGCAAATGTGCTCGTAGCGTTTACGATACCGACAAGGGTAGTACCAAGTTGCTTGGCGGAAGCAGCAGCGTCCTTAACAAAACGTTCGTATCGGTTGGATGTTTCATCCGTAACTTTTTGCAACTCCGTCATCGCAGCATCAAGCTCTTTGACATTTTTAACGATATCAACAAGGCCGCGCTTAAGTTTGGTGATGGCAAAAGTCATGATGTTCCAACTGCCAAACTTAGTAATAGCCTGCTTTATCTTATCGATGGCTGTTGCGCCAGTTATGCCAGCTTCAACAGCGGATGTTTTCATGCCGTCAAACCACTGACGATATTTTGAAACGATATCTGCCGCTTCATCAGGATTTGTAACCTTGCCATTGATGATATTGTTTAACTGGTATTTCCAACGGTTAGCGTCAAGTATGTTGCTGTTATATACAACGGGGTTTTTCTTGAAATAAACAGTCTGTTTATTAAGTAAACTTATAGAATCCTGAATCAGTTTGTTGGTTCTTTTTTGGGCGGCTTGAGCGGCAACTTCAGCTTCCTGTTGCTTTTTCTTCTCGTTTGTCACAGCCGCTTCGGCTTCAGCCTTTTTTCTCGCCTGACGCTCTTCAGCCAGTGCTTCTGCGTTAGCTTTTTGCTGCTCTTGGAACTTCTCCTTGAGCTTATCAATCTCATTTTGCAAAGCATTATTTGTAGCCTGATGAGCCTTTAATTCTTTTTCTACGGCTTTAGCCGCTTGTTCATTTGCTTCTTGTTTAAGAGCTGCAGCCTTTTCTTTGCCCTACTCGGAATCCTTAATTTCCAAATGCACATCGTGCGTACCAGGAGAGGCAATGTTCAGAGCATTGATCTCCTTGCTAAGCTGATTCTTGAATACAGCAATAGCTTCACTTCCATCAACCTTGGAGATTTTAATTGGAATCCGTATAGGAGATTTTTCGCTTTTCTTCTGATAAGCATCTACTGCATTGGAGATTTGCTCAGAAAGCTTCTCTATACTCTCCGCGGTAAAACCGCCTTCAAGAATGTTTGCCTTAATCTTTATTCCTTCGAGTTGTTTTTTTATATCCGAGGTGGTTGTTTCAGCGTCCAACTCACCAATAAGTCTTATCTTATAATTATCAGCCACATAACCACCTCTTTTTACTTATAGAATGCATCAGACAATGCAACCTTTATTTTGTACGGATTGTTGGAATTAAACTCTTTTACAGCCATATCAACAAAGTCAAAGCCATCAAAATAACCAAAATCAGGTATATTCTTGAACCAAACATCTTTTCGAACTCTCCAACCGTAACGAATCAGTTTATAAACATCGCCTTGATATCGATCTTCATATTCCCCAGGATACCACTCATTCAAAATCGACTCGTGCATAATGCTTTCTTGATCAAAATCAATATCGATTGAAAGCTGTTCATGTTGTCCTTGGGTTATTCGAACAAAATTGGGCTCAACCTCTTTAACAGAACGCTTTAATTTTCCAGTTCGCCAGTATTCATTTGTTCTATAGATGCCCCAATAAACGCCATCCTTATGAGACTTTAAATTAAGGAAAAGCCGAATCCATTTCATAATCAAATCGCGCAACCGATTTGCTTCATCAAACATAATTTCCTCTTGCGTTCTACTATCCCCATCGGCTGCCGAAAATTCAATGCCAGAACTCTTGCCAACAACGCCGCTCTTGGATGCTTTTGCTCGTCTTACGAGTTGCTTGGCGACCTTTTTCCCTTCTTGGGAGTTGAAGTAATTCACAAATTCGGCGTCATTGTTAAAATATATAGTAGCCAAAAAGTCGCCTCCTTTCAGCGTTAAAACTACGGGGCCCAATAAGGGCCCCGCTTAATCGTGTCTTATTCAGTTTTCTCTTCATCAGCTTGCTGAGCTACGGACAAAGTATCCGCAACCTGTTTCAAAGCCGCTGTTACGGATGGATCTCCAATTATCTCATCGATAAGCATATCCAGCCTGGTCTTATTTAGCTCACGCTGTTCCAGCTTGTCTATATACTCCTCGATCTGGCGATCAATCTGTTCGCCAGCGATGCTGCGAATTTCGTCACAGATGGTAGATCCAAAGATGAGCTCGTAATTCTTGTTCATTTCGTTAATGTCCTCGGAATCATCCCACAGAGACACATTGGTATATGCGCGAATGATCTCCTTCCACATAGCGAAATCACGGAACTCAGGGAAGTATTCTCCATTAGAGAACATCTCCCCAACAACATTGTGGCAAAGAACAGCCATCTCGGTGAAAGAGATGCGGTTGCGCATCTTAAACTCGTACTCTTCGCCTTCGTAAAAGAAAGAACATTTTACAGTTTCCATATTTTAATCCTCCAAGTTAATCATTGTTTAGGCTCCGGTGCCAGGATTAGTGGTTCCGCCGCCTGAACTCCCGCCACAACTATTACCGCAGCCCATGCCGCAACCGTAGCCGCAAGACAAGTTGCAATACTGACTGCAGCCATTGCTGCAACCACCTTTGCATGTTCCTTTACATCCTCCACCACAACCAGTTTTGCATGTTCCAGAACAAGTCGTATTGCAATCACCTTCACATCCACCATCACAATCGCCGCTACAGCCAACACCGCACCCATAACTACAACCGCCATGGCAGACTTTGTAACAATTACTCCCGCAGCTCGTGGTGCATCTCCCAGAGCAACTCACAGCACAGTCATTTGCTCCGCTCGATGGAGACTTCTTCTCGTATTCTTCCAGTTTGTCCACTGCAACCTTAATAGCAATTGCATGATCGCCTTGCCTTATGGGGGCATTAAACCCAGTCGGTGCAATAGCATTCAGCGGTTCAATGATTTTATTATAGTGTTCCGGCAGAAGTTTCCCACCGGCAGTCGGCTGAACAACATAATCCCATTCGGCTCCAGCGTATTTTGTAAGATCACCGTTATATTTACGGCGTTGCATTTCAGCTTTTACTCTTGCTTTAAGAGATATAAAATCGGAGGCAAGCGTCTGATTCTTTGATTCAAGAGCCATAGATATGACCTCCTTTCATTTTTACTCTTTGCTGAGTTCAGCAAGCATATCGTATTCCTGCTCGTCGATGATCTTTAAGGCTTCTTCTTTGGGAAGATACATCTTGAATACCTTGTCGATACCGTTCTGCTTATACCACTTGTTCCAGTAATACACATTAGCTAAAGACCTGGCTTTGTGCATTGCACAAATATTTGTACTGCGCTTGTTAACGGAACCAGTTTCTTGGTAATTCCAAGCGGAGCACCAAGCACAGCCGCCCGCTATCGGGCAATTAAAGCATTCATCCGTAGACTGAGAACGGCGTGTTATTTTATCCATGTATTCTTTGATGTTCTTTTGCTCTTCCGTAACAAAGAGCCCATCTACTGAGCCAACTATAATTGGGGCTCTATCAGTTCCAAGAGATGATGACATATATCGCAAACACGGATATGCAATGCCAGCCGGGTCAAATGCCAACATTTTCATATCCCCTCCACACCAATTTGAATTTTCTTCTGGCGGTAATGGTCTGAAGAACGCTTCATCAAACAGGCTCACAGTAGTTTCGTCATTGCGTTCAAGCAACTTGTCGGCCATCTTTTTTAACTCATCGTAAAATACACTTGCTTGTTCATAAGTCCACTTTGCTTCATACACGCAATTTGCGTGAATAAGATTCATGCCTTCCGCAAGAAAGAAATCTACGATTTTATTAAGATTATGCAGATTTTCCGGCGCAATAGTAACCTTAGTGCCAAGCTCTTCGTAGTAGTGCGAATTGAAATGCTTCATCGCAGCATAGGCATCATCAAAGTTACCACGACCATCGTGGTAAACTCGACAAGCATCGTGAATTTCTTTAGGGCCATCAAGAGTGATTGAGAAGCTCACATTGCCACGGAACTTTTTCAGAAAATTCTGAACAGCTGGCTCAAAATACAAAGCGCCGTTTGATGTCATCGAGGCACGCTATGTATATAGCCACGGGTGATCAAGCTCAAGACATTTCTGCACAAAATAGGTGCAGATGTAATCGATAACATCAACCGCCATTAACGGTTCACCACCAATGAAGTCGAGGATGATGGCCTTGGTCTTTTTGTTGATAAATGGGCTATCATTTTTCTCATACATATCAAAAAGGAGGTCAACTCCCTTGCGGGCGACCTCCTTAGACATGATGCGATGACCTTTATGACCTTGGTAACAATTATGAACAAGAATACCATTTGCAATGTATGTATGTGTTTCAGTCTCAAAATTGTAAACATCAACAACCTCATCATTGGCGGTATCGATACCATTGACTCTAGCCTTTCGAATACAATTACGATTAGCAAGTTCGTGATATGATTTTCTGACGACGGCATTCTCAATAGATTTTAGGAATTTATATTTCATGTCGGTTCCATCAGAATCGATGATGTTGACTATCTATCTATGAGCTTTGTTTTTTGTCGCTCCATTATCAGAAATACGATAACTAACCCCAATAGCATCAAGAGCGTCTACTATTTCATCGATAATTTCTTGATCTGTATTAGTAATACGAACGGCATAGCCTTTCCCATTAGATAAGCTCCCTTCAGTGTCATAAATACCGGCCAAAAACCCTTGAAAATATGAGACAGAGCGATTTTTCCTAAAATGGCACTCGTACAGGTTGTTTAAATCGTTATATGTTCTTTGTGTATTTGCAAAGATAGCTTCCGTTTTCAAGGAATATTTTTTAGATACTTCGAAATCTTTTGTATAGTAGTCAATACCGAGATCCGATAAATATTCCTTTGTGCGATTGATGATTTCTGCATCCTTCACTGCTAGGCGTATTTTGTACATATACTGTGGACGCCCGCTCTCTGGATAACTATATCTCCGGATGGAACCGTCACCCTTAAACATACCAACAATATAACCAATCTTGTAATCACTATCAAATGTAGGCGATAAGTAGTCAATATCTTCATATGAAGGAACACAATAAACATTTTGCCCAACTTTAAAGCGACCAGCCTCACGATAATCGTAAGAATGATCGCTTTTATTTCTTCTGGCAAGAATTTTATGTTCCTTTGTGATATTCAATCTGCGATTACCGTCAATATCCATTGCGATTGTTGGTGCTTTTCTTTGAAAAGTATTTAGCACCGTAGTTTCACACAAATAGTCCCGACTATGAAGATTCTTAATATCACCATACTCAGGAAACGCCATAACTTTGTCGCCAACTCGGATATCCTTAATTGGCTTAGTGGTGAAGTCACTCATAAGGATCTGGGTGTCACCGGTCAGACAATAACTGCAATTCATACAGCAGTCATCAGTTACCTGAAAGGTAATATTTCTTGTCAGGCTCTCGTTAGGCGCAAGATCTAAACCTGGCTCAAAAAATAATTTATATACATAATCGTGATAACCAATATCGACTCTCTTCTTCATCTTATTTCTCCTTGTAGATTAAGCATTCTTCGTCAAAGTCGAATCGATAATCATATTCTCCAGTAATCTCCTCGGGCTTATGTGCCTTACTGACACTATCCTTGGCCATCTCGAGCTCCGCGTATTTTGCTTCCGAACTATCCAAATACTTTTGCAGATGCTGTTCCAGTACGGTATCCTGAGACATCAAAAATCTCAGAATGTTCAGAGAAGCATTGTATTCATACCAAAGTCTCTCAATATATGTGCTTTCTTTGCTTGTTAATTGTACCTTAATCTCTTTCATGTTAATCCTCCAATACATATTATACTTGGCTTGAGAACTCTTTATATATATTGTCTGTGGGTGATGACTCGGCGACTAACAGTTTCATCTTTTCAAAATACTTAGCATCACCCGCATAACGGCCAAGGAGTTCTCTTTTCATAAATTCAATCAAAAACCATTCAATACTACCAACAGTGAGGTTCTTGTATTTGCTAATGATTCCCTCAAGCTCTTCGATCCGTTTATCAATATCTATATTTTCTATGGATCTAAAAGCAATAAAGAAATCAATAACAACATTTTTAAAATTATCGTCATATGTTATGCCTGTCGCCGCTTCAATAACATTGACTATGTTAGAACAATAAGTCAAAAGATTGCTACGAGATTCTGAAATTTTGCTCTGAGTCGAATAATAAACCAAGATATAATACGGGGCATATTCTGGCTTTATATTGCCTTCATCAATACACCCTTGAATCTCGTCAATCGCAATATCTTTTAACTCGGCGATTTTCACAGATACATTTGCCATCGAAATTCCAAACATATACAACTCCCCAATTAAAACTACAACCACTGTGGCAACAACAATTCCATAACTTTCGTTCCTATGCGAAGTGGTTCTCAGTACTTTTTTAAAATCAAGCTATCCCAAAGGACTAAATTCTGATTTATGAATCAGTTTGTGTTGCCCCCGCTGCAATTCGAACCACAATTATATCCACAACCGTTACCGCATACTCCCGAGCAAGTTCGGCATGTTGCAGTACAACTGCTGGTACATCCATCATTCCAGCAGCCACCAGCACAAGACGGCGCACAACCTGCGTTACAACCAGATCCGCAACCTTCGCAACCGCCGCTGCAAGAGCCGCTGCAAGTTGTGTCACATCCTCCGCAACCAGAACAACCGCTACAACCGGAGCAAGTGCCACTGCAAGCAGAACTACACAACCCAGAACAGCTACTCGCGCAGTCTGTTGCTCCATACAGCGCCTGACTTTCATGAGCCTTAAGTTTAGTGCTAAAGGCCGAAAGCTCCTGAACTATGTCTCCGGAATTTTTGGCTGTATATCCACTCGCTGCGATTGCATTCACTGGAGTTACAAGCTTATTGATATGTTCAGTTGAAATAACGCCACCACTTATTGGTGTTACTGAATAATCATAGGCAGTTCCGGCATAAGAAACCAACGAACCCACATATTGTCTTCGATTCATTTCAGCTTTAACACGAGCTTTGAGGGACACGAAATCAGAAGCGAGGATTGTGTTTTTCGATTCTAAAGACACTTAACCTCACCTCTCTTTTACAAGCCATTTGCTATACTGTTCTTTACCAGCCTTCACCTTTGGGAGCAATTCTTTTATCTTGTCAATATCGTTCGAAGAAACAACATAAATACTCATCAGGCGATATCTAATATTTTCCCTAAGATACCACGCAGGCTCATTATTTAAAACATCGATGCACGCAGCAGACTCATAAAGAGAGATTAGTTTACTTCTATCTTCGTCGGCAGAAGTGCTACAATCGTATGGAATCAAATATGCTTTAAAAATAGGGAAAAACTTCTCAGCAACACCATAGCCAGCACAGATTGAGCTCGCTGCAAAGGAACAATACTCTAAGATCTCATCAAATGTTTTATCTTTATAACGATTGCTTCCATCGGCGAGCACCATAAATAAATCGTCAATACTAAGATGATTGCTTTGTGCGTAGTAATCAGCAACCAAATTTTCTGTAACAGGTTCAAACGATTTTACCGCCACAAGCAGGCTATAAAAGCTTAAATCAACCATATAATCCCTCCTTCTTAAATTTTCTCGTCTTTAGCGTTCTCTTCAACCAAACGCTGATACAAATGCTTAACAGCGCCATTACCGTTAAGCTTAATGTACTTATCTCCGGCGGCAATGCGTTCAGACATTGGCATCTCAGTAGACACAATAGTGAGCCGTAAAATGCTTAAAGCATTCTCGTCGCACTGTTGAGCCAAATGTTCGACCCACTTTACTGCCCTATGTATCTGCTTAACCAACGCAAAGCAAGTCGCAACCGCAGTAATCAAAGCTGCAATTTTTATAATTAAGTCTATCGTTTCCATAGCGTCTTCCTCCCGTCTTAAGAAAATACAGAGCCTATGGGAGTCCAAGCAGTACCATTATAGAACTTCATAATATTACTGTTTGCTGTATCAATCCAAAGCTTCTTAGTATCAGCGGGAGCCGAGCTCGAGTACACAAAAGGAGAGTAGGAGGGAACAGTGGCCAATGATGAATTAAAGTCTGTTTCAGAGCCAGTATAGCCGCCGGTTTTAGCAGCCTCATAGGCACTTGTACCATTTGTACCATTAGTGCCATTCGTTCCATCTTTACCGTTGTCGCCTTTTTGTAGCACAAAGTTGAGAAGTGCCTTATCCCCAGATATGGAAACAGTGACAGCGGGAGAAGTACCCGATGTCACTGTGCCGACATCAATATTTGGAGCTTCCTGCTCATGCGGAACAAGATAGATCTGATCATTACTTCCATAATACAAATCCTTTTTAGAAGTAGTAACACCAGACACCCCATTCAACTGCGTCTTAGTAAGGATGTTGATGATAAGCTTGCTTAATAAAGACATATCATCACCACCTTACTTAAATACAGCATTTACGGCTGTCCATGCAGACCCATTGTAATACTTGAGGATGCTCCCATTGGTCGTATCAATCCATAACAGGTTGGTGTTTGTCGGAGCAGTGGTGCCAAACTCAAATCCCTTGGCACTGATACCGGACAGAGCATTCTGGACAAATGCGGTTGTTGCCACCTGAGTAGTGTTTGTCCCTTTTGCTGCGGTAGGCGCTGTAGGGGTACCACTCATACTGGGATTGGCCGCAGGAAGGTAGTCGGTGTTTGCCGTTGCTGCCGACACACCGCCAGAACCGTTGCCCTTTAGAAGACCGGTTTCCATAATCTTGGCCTGCTTTGTCGCTATGTCGCCTTTGATGAGGGCGATAAGCTTTTTCAGCGAGGTTTCGCCAATATATTTCATAATATCGCTCCTCCTTTACTATTTGGCAGTTTCAACGATTCACGCCAGGCAAAATCGTCCTTAATATCCTCATCACTCATTAAGCGCTCGCCAACATATTTCATATCTTCAATGCGGTACATGTTTGAGCATTTGCAAGAAGTTAAAATGCCATTGGCAAAAAGGTTGAAGTGTTTGTCTGTTATGATGTTGTAATAATCTACTGTGTCATGAATCAATTCTTGACTTACCAACACGGGTTCGCTCTTATCTTCCGCAAATGTGATAGTGCCATTTGGAGTTTCAGGTACTCCAGTATGCGTGAAGCAACACGCCTGCTTGTTGAAAATACGATGATAACCTTGAGTACCACCTTCTCCAACGAGCCCAAGTGTGGCACCGTTATCAAATGTCAGCTTGTTATAGACCTCTGCGGTTTGCTTAATCTTGATCCAGCGTGGTTTAGCAGATGCAAAACAACCGTTAAAGAAATCCCAGACGAGAAGGTCATCGTCGTATGTAATGTCTTCAACTGGTTTCGTGGAGCCATCTGCAAGCGTGATAAGAGTACCGGCGATAAGACAAGAGATATTAAAATAGATTTGCGAGTCAGAACCTGTTACCCTATACACAAGTGCTCTAATATATGAAGTCACCTTAAGACTATGAATAGATTCTAGCCCAGCGACACTGTAAGCATCTAAGCTATAGCCATCGCTGACGAATGTTGCAACAACTAGCGAACCAATTATCGGGCGTACAGTTGTTTGACCACTGGATGAGCCAGAGGTACCACCAGACCCCAGAGAAAGCGTTTGAAAGCCATCTTTACCAATATAAATAAAAGTGATTGGAGAAGCTTGTGCATTATAATATTTAACAACCAAATTTGAAACACTCGGCTCCACATTCGCATTAACCGTAACGCCACTCATCCCGTCATATCCAGCGTCAGCAGCAACATTCGTAGTCCCATTGGCTGTTATGTTAACTTCCTTAGCTTGTAAACTAGGAGCGGTTTGAATATTTTGAACGGCAGTTCCGAGCTCGGAAACATAATAAGTGTTAGATGTTCCGTTCTTGCTTCTTACTGCATTAGCAATGTTAACGAGATCAGTTTTGTCGCAAAGAATTTTGTCGGCCATTATAACTTCACCTCACTCGCTTGCATAATAGTATCGGAGATGCCATAGAGAGCTTCAATTTCAGATTCAGTGAATTCGTAGTCCTGCATGACAACAAGATTCTTCAACATCGTTCCTGCAGTATCTCTTACACAATCCAATAATGTATATGGGTACAGGATACTCCCCGATGGGTCTTTTAAATTAGCCTTCTTTGCCATTATAAATAACTCCTTTCATTATGAAATCTCTTTCCAGGTACCGTTTATTTTTACAAAGCCTTGTTCAACGGATTTCCAAGCACCATTTATTTTAACGAGACCATCAGAAGCTACTTTCCAGTTGCCGCTAATTTTAACTGGAGCAGAAAAGGTCGGAGAAACTTCGATTACTGTTATGCGAGCATATCCATTCCCTGTATGGCCTGTTTCATTAGCGCCAGTAGGGGACGGAAACGATGTTGCTCCCGTCGCAGTTTGTGCGTCAGAAAGATAATGAGAGCTGTTCAAGAGACACCCAGAAGGGTAATTTGATGCAGTGGATGCTGTATAGATGTAACCAGAACCGCCTCCGCCATTGCGACCATCGCTATCGCTATCATTGTCGTAGGCACCACCGCCTCCATACCAGCCGCCACCACCACCGCCACAACTGTAGCCGCTGGCGTTGCCTCCTTGCCCAAACGAGCCATTAGTAGAGGCAATATTATTCCAGGAAATTCCCCCTTGTGATTGTGTGCCGCCACCGCCACTTCGGTTTCCTCCGGTGGTGGTAGTTTCATTTGTATAACCACCAAGCCCGGTAGTTCCGCCACCGACGCCTTTACCGCTTACATTGGCAACGCCAGAACCGCCGCCTCCGCCAGCTACTATTACACGGGAGTACAGCGAATCTTGCCCGACTCTAATATCGGTTCCACCTCCGCCGCCCCTACCGTTTTTAATACCTCTGCCGCCACCATTAAATCCCCCAGTTATAGCAGAGGAACTACCCTGCTCGCCAGAATAAACATAAAGTGGTGTTTTCTTAGCAAGACTTAGAACGCCGACAGAATAACCGCCATATCCACCCTTATAGGATGAATAATTACCTCCCTGAGCCCCCCATGCTTCGAGTTTATATTTGCCAGCAGGAAGTTCAATGAAATTTCCTGCCCCTGAATAATCAAAGTTAATAATATCTCCAGGGTTTAGCTTTCCGATTACGAGTGTTCCGCTAAAATATGGAATATTTGCATCGCACCACGCCTGAGTTGGCTCATTACCGGAGCCGTATGTTGCAGTAAGATCAATGAGCATTGCACCGTCAATGTAAATAAAACTTGGAGACTTCATGGCTTCAACATCAAATCTAAATTTTTGATTTCCAGATGCCCATGAACTACGAACAATTCTAAAGCTTTGTATTTGCCATGTGTTTATCTTAGCGGAATCGTATGTACTTGTTCCCATGAAAGGTTCAGCCTCTGGCCAATATGCTTGCATACCAGAAGACGCCCCAGCAACAGTTTGATACATTTCGCATCTACAGTAGTAAATGTGGCCTTTCGTCTGGTATGGCAGGGAAGAGGAGTAGAATAAATTTTCCGTAGTGCTTGAAGCATTGCTTGTGACTTTTAAGGAATAATTTCCGTACTTCTTGATTGTGCTATCATAAGATACAGTACAATTTGCCCCAGAAGTCCATCCAGCATTATCAAAACTGCTATGGGGAAGCAGATTGGTTAAGATGTGCTTACCAGAAGGAACAGCTTTAACCGCATCAGCCGTCGCCATTTAAACACCACTCCCTTCACGCTTCATACTTAAGCCAAATATCGCCATTGGCACCATCAGATGCAGTAGGCGCAGCAGTAGAAATGAAAATATTGCGCATCTGCTTAACGGTATAATCAGCATTATTTTGAGCTATAAGCTTGCCATTCATAGTGCCACCAGCCTTGTCAACTTTGGAAGAGGACAGATTCTCTGCAGATGTTTGCAATGTGCCAATGTCTGACTGCGCAGAAGCAACGGACTCTTGCAAGCTGGTGATACTGGATTCAGCATTGGTTACAGATGTCTGCAAAGAAGAAAGGCTCGAATTTGTAGCATCAACAGATGATTTCGTCGCAAAATACGCAGCGCTATACCCACCGAGAGTATCGGCGTCGATTGGATCTGCCGCATCTACAGTACCACCTTCATCGTATGTAACAACATTGTCAAGATTAGATGGAATTGTTGGAGCATTCTCTATGTTGCTCCAATCAACTTTCCCGTTTTTATCCAGCTTATTGTTCAGGAGACTTCTCAATTTTTCGTCTTCGAACGGAAGCTGGGAATACTTCTTGGCGCCATCACCGATCTTCGTGCGAACTTCGCCTTCCGCTGTATCAACAATAATGATTTCTCCATCGAGCAACACGGGATCTGCGGCAGTCCAATTGGCGCTTGTATCGCGCTTGTTTTTAGCTCTTGCATTTATAATTTTTTGAGCCATTAAGAAACCTCCTCAACAATGCTCAAAAAGGGCCGTTGGAATTAACCAACGACCCAAAGAGCAAATTTTTAAATATTCTTAGTAGCGCTACCACAATCAAGAATCAGGATATCGCCAGTAGCCTGAACAATATCGGCCTGGTTGTGCGTATGGGAAGCAGCCGCATAGTTATGAGCAGTCTGAGAGTGCTTATATGCAGCATCCCACTTATCAGTCATAGTCTTTGTGACATCTGTGGCGCTCAATCCTTTGCCGGCCACCTTATCGACCTTGTTGCCAAGAGTAGTAGATAAACCACTAATCTTGCTCTGATCAATAGCGGCATCGGAAGCAATATCTGCATTCTTAATACTGCCTTTTACAGCGTAAGAACCCTCATCACCGAAAAGCTGCCACACAGCAGTTTTGTTGGTACCAGCAGTCGTACAAAGATACTCCTGCTTATTCCAGACAACAACATCACCTTTGGCAAAGTTGGTAACGCCGGTCACGGCAGGCCCGGACTCACTTGTAGGATTGGCAGTAGCTGTACCGACGAAGTGCATGGCCCCGGTCAGACCAGCAGTTTTCTCATCAATGTAAGTCTGCAAGCCAGATACATCTGCCATTTTATGCGTGTGAGAAGTAGCGGCAAATTCAGAGGCGTTATGAGTGATAATATCACCAAAGTTCTTGCCGTTCAGCTTAGTGTCAATCAGAGCGTTTACTTCCGCTTCCGTCATAACATCAATGACAGGGGAACCGGAAATGTCAGCAAAGGTGCCACCCTTTGATTTGCTCTGCAGTTTATAACCAGTGACAACATTGTTCGTTTTTACTTCAACAAGCTGGTATTGCGTGTCTGTATCCTTGTCGGCGAGTCCTTTGATAAAAGCGTCAAGCCCAGAAATCTCGGACGCTTCATAGGTAGGCTTTGTTTCTGCCTTGGCCCATGGGAAAACATCTGCAGCAGTAGCTTTCAGCCAGGGGAGAGCACTAAATGTTTTAACCCCATCGCCAACCTTTGCAAGCAATGCAGGAGCTTGAGTAATATCACCCGTGGCAGAAGGAACCTCAACAAAAGCTATTTCGCCCTTTTTAAGTACAACAGCCTTGCCAGCTTCGGTATCCCAGTTCGCCCAAGTATCATACTTAAGCTGTATCCGTGTCTGCAAAGTCTTTTCAGCCATAATAATCAATCCTTTCTTTTATATAAGGAGGGATCGCCACATGGGCGATCCCAGAGTGTCATATCAAGCGTTTCCGCAATTAAACACCAGAGTATCAGTGCCCTGAGTCAGCAGGTCGGTGCTGATTGCCTTAACACCAATGGTGCCGTCAGCGGCTACCTTGATAGTAACATCATCGACCTTAACGAGGCCGAGAGCCGCGGCGGTAGCAGCGGGAATAGCACCAACCTTCTCGTCGGTGTAAGCCTTGGCGTTAGCCTCGGCAGCGTCCCAAGCAGTTACCTTTTCGGCGGTAATGCCATCGAGAACGGCCTTATTGGTATGCTCGTGAGCCTTATCTGCGACAGCCTTCAGCTCAGAAGCCAGAGCATACTTGTCAACGCCATCGACCTTCAGCGCATTATCAATCTGAGTGGCGACAGCTGTATCGCCAACAAGTGTCTTCAGAGAACTGATGTCGGATTGCATCTTAGCAGCACCAGTGGTGTCGCTCACAATCCAATCAGCAATCTCCTTCAGGGTGTCAAAGTCTTTGTCAGCACCTGCAACAACTTCTGCGATTTTGTCTGCAACAGTCTTAGCGACGGAACCCTCGCCAGTGCCGTTCAGCTTAGTAATGGCAGTCTCATTTGCAGTAACACGCTCAGTCAGCTTAGTGGCGGCGGTAGTGGCGGCACCAATCTTGTCATCAACAGCCTTGATGCTGGCCTCAACCTCGGTCTTAACGGCATAACCCTTCCCCTCGACATCAGCCATAGTAACCTTACCGTTGGCGAGCTCATAGGCATCCTTTACGGTATGAGCATAGTCAGCCTCACCAAGAACAGCAGTCTTAGCGGCGGTAATGTCGGTAGCAACCTGAGTCGCAACAGCCTTTTCGGCCAGAGCATCTTGCAGACCAGTGACCTGAGCAATGGTATGATTATGGGTCTTTGGCGCATAGGTATCGCCAAGAGCAAGGCCATCAAGCGCGTCGGCAATCTTTTTCGCTACGGAGCCAACCGTGGTCGCATCGCCATTTAGGGTATTTACCTGACCCTGAACAGTAGTAACGGCTTCGTTAACCTTATCAACATTCTTCTGAACTGCATCAGCAGCGCCCTTGGCATCGTAATTGCCAGCGAGACCATCAGCATAATCCTTTGCGTTCTGCTCAGCGGTGTTAGCCTTAGTGGTAGCATCGGTAGCGGCAGCTTCCTTCGCCGCAGTGATCGTATCATCAACCTCAGTTTTAGTGTAGGCATTCCCGATGCCGTAACCAGCCAGAGTAGTAGCGGAGTCTGCTTTGCCATTGATCTTGGTAGCCAGAGCGGCGGCAAGATCAGTCTCGCCAACTTCGCTCTTGGAGGCAAGAGCACCAAGATTGTCAATACGGTCTTTCTGAGTACCAATAGCAGTATTCAGGGCAGTAACCTTACCATCGACATATGCCTTGACGGTAGGAGCTTCAGTAGCGGAATCGCCGCCATCCTCCTTCGTCAGCCCAATCTTGGTAGTAGTGAAGGTCTTCGCATTAGTCTCTGCAGCATCCCACGCGGCAACCTTCTCTGCAGTAATGCCATCGAGAACAGTCTTATTGTCGTGACTGTGGATACCAGCAACTGACTCCTGCAGAGCATCAATCTCACCCTCAGCTGCAGTCATGCGAGCTTTCAGACCAGTTTCGGCAGTATTCAGGTCAGACTTAATCGTAGAAATGTCTGTCTGCATCTGGGCAGCACCGGTCTTATCGGAGTTAATATAGTCCGCAATTTCCTTCAGAGTGTCATAGTCCTTATCGGCACCGGCGACAATTTTGGCGACCTCTTCGGCGCTAATGGCACGAGCTGACTTGCCGGCATCTTCGCCAATAAGAGTTGCGACTTTACCATCAAGTGTACCAATGTCATCCTCATTGGTCTTAATGCGCAGACGCAGACCCTGAGTGTCGTCCTCGCCGATGGTACTTTCAATAGCGGCAACGGCGGTATTCAAACCTTCGACGGTTGTATTGTCCGGCTTAACCCACTCAAGGCCATTTGCAGTCTTTACGAGCTGAGCACCAGTCTCTGCGGCGGCGTAGCCCTTAATAGAGAGAACACCAGTTTCCTCGTTACGTACAATAGTAACATTGTCGCCAAGGGTAGCACGACCGACCGCCTCGAAATAATGCTCAAACATGGCATCGTCAGTAGCGAGAGTAGCATCATACTCAGCAGTCTTTACATAATACAGAGCAACCTCCTCGGTTTCTGGATTAACCAGAGCAATAACCTGACCGAGGTAGGGATACTTCTTCATATCCTTAACAGCGGCAGATACACCAGTGCCATTAGCGGGGAAGCGACCCTCTGTTACATAGTAAAGCATATCCTTGACAGAGGAATACTCGCAAGAGATATCAAGCGGGGCATTCTTCTGGCGGTTAAGGTTTACACCCAGATTAGCATGACCTTCATAACTGAAGCTGGGCTTGCCATTGTTCCAATTCTTAATAGCCATATTATTTATCCCCCTTTACTCAAAACTTGATCTGATAGGTAGTAGCAGCCAAACCAGCCAGGTTTTCCACAATGAATACATCATAGTCAACGGCAGTATAGCCATTAGCACCTTCAACAGATACAGTCTGCTTTGTAAAATTGCCCTTTACATCCAGACCCATACCGTCCACATCTATTACAGAAGACAGAGCCTTGTTCTTGGATGCGGGAATAGCAACATAGACACGCTTAGTGCCGGCAGGGATGACCAGGTTAACATTGAAGTTTGAGCCAGCAGCGCCCTTGCTTGTACCCTTAGTACGGATCACATTGCTGGTCAGAGCGGTCAGATCAGTACCAACATAAGTAAACCACTTACGATAGCCAGTAACGGCAGCGGAAGAAGCAGCCGCAGTAGTGCCAGCTTTAATTTGTGATGCCGGGTAGTCATTGCCGAGGTTTGTTTTAGGAACATTACCATCACCATATGTAGCCTTAGCAGTTAACTTATAGTTCGTATTATCTTCGACAGTGAAACCATCAAAGGAACCGGTAGCCGTAGTCTTCTTGGCACCGGCGCTATCACTTACTTCCCAGCCAGTAGCAGTGACGCCAGTAGCGGTGGGGGCGTAAGCATATGTCTTCGGGTCAAAAGCGGTAGTATAAGCAGGAGTAAAGGTTTCGCCAACCTCCTTAGCACCAGCGCCGGTCAGAGTGACAGAGCAGGTTGGAGTAGGCTTGGGGGGATTGAGCTCCTGAGTAAACATTGCGGTCAGAAGCTGATCCAGAGTTTTGCCTTTCTGAATAGTAGTGCCCTTGGATACATTGCCAACAGAAGTATAACTGCCGGCGAAAACCAGATCCTTGCCGATAATTACATTTTCAGAGTTGATGTTGCCATCCATGGCACCCCAGTTCTCGCCGTCAAATACATAGCCCATATAAGAGTAACTCTCAGGGGTAGTACCAAGCGCAGTTTTGATCGCGCATACATCGCCCTTTGCGGCAACAGACTCGCCGAGAGCGCGTGTAATAGCTTCATTATCGGTTTCGCCATCGTTACGAACAACAGTATAATAGTTGTCACGAGCCTGCCCAATCAGTGTATTGATTTTGTCCTCGTCAACGCCGCTGTAGCCAAGCTGTTTCCAAGCCGTCGCACCATCGCCAACCTTGGTAAGAACGGCACCGTCAGCGGTGAACTCGAAACCAATCTCGCCCTTATCAAGGACGGGGTTTTTAGTGTCCCAATTCGCGGTACTGTCGTTCCGAAGGATCACTTTGGTCAGAATTTCCTTGTTCATGAAACCCACTCCTTATTATTCATTTTCTTCATATATGCTTCCTGCATTACCACCGTTTATTTTTAGAACATCGGGGAATATAACGGAGCTTTCAGATTTTGCTGAAACAAACGATTTATTCTCATCGTCCCAGAAATACATAAGATTTGTATCGTTGGCTACATATAGATACTTTTCGTTTCCTACAGCCGGAAACTCTGAAAGACTGTTCTTGCGGATAATCTTGTAATCTCCGCCGAGGTTGTAAAAAGTGCCAAAAGTAGCACTAAAGTTATTCTTGGTAGAAAAATCGCTCACGGCACCCGTCACCTCCGTTCTAAGATATAACCGGTGTTTGCAACCATAATATTGCTCGGAATAACAGCGCCATCTTCCATGTGAATGAAAATCTGCATTGTAGTCTCCAAACGGCTCTTTAGCTTGCTTGTGTCATTCCGGCTTAACGAAGTAATGATTGAATTTAATTCAACACATACTTCAACTTGGTCTCCTCTTTTTGTAAATTTTTCGGCTCCATCTTGCGAGAATACGATCTCGATATCTTCAACCCCAGAACTCAGAATAGATACATCGAAGTCGCAGGGGAAAGAAATAAACGGAGTGGAGTCACGATAGATGATGTTAAGATTTTTGTTTTCCGCCACATCTTCACCCCTTTTCATTGTTTAAAATATGGGCACCGTAGTATCCAATAAGAATAGCGTCAGCCAAATCGTCCGTAAGGTCAGACAAGCCAAATTGTTTGGAAGCAATGGCTATGGACTTTGCCTTCTGCTCCTCGCGCTTTCTCCCAGTAATACCACAGTACGACTTCCACGAAGACGGTTCTATAATGCTGAATCCAATGTCTTTTTCAAACAGAATTGCCATTACGATACCTTGCAGCTGGGACAATGTACTGTACACACGCTGGTTAGACTGAAACTGTGTCGCCTCAAAAAACACATAGTTAGGTTTGTGTGTAAAAATTAAGCCCTTGATATCGTTGTACATTTCGCACATTCTGGAAATAACATCATTTTTAACATTGGCCTTAAACACACCATGCTCCAAGAGCTTAAGCTCGCCTTTTTTGCTCAGAACCCAAACCGAATATCCGGTGTATTTGGTCGCCTGATCAAGAGCTATAAATTTAATCATTTCATCTCACCGCACAGAAAAGGGGACTGCAAAATGCAGTCCCCAAAATGCTTTTATCTGTGTTTTCTCCCTTTGTAATACTCGGGAGATTCCTCATCTTCCTGCGTAGGTTCCTGTTCCTCAATGGCTTCAGATCCTTCAAAAGCTTGCAATACCGTATCTGGCTGTTCCGGTTCGGAAATCTCAACGATTTCCTCCACTGGCTCAGCCTCTACAGGCTCTATTGGCTCTTCAACGGAAAGCAAAGCTTGCAGCTCCTCGTTATGCTCGGGCTCGACATTTGGCTGAGCGATACGAGCCGCTTCGATTTTTTCAAACCAAATAGCCCCATGCTCAGCGCAACAGGCAACACGCCTCCAGTTCAGAGGCGTGTTGGTGCGGCAAGGCGTAAATTCCTTACCACAGACTTTACACTTCGCCATAGTTGTCACCTCAATTCAATCAGGTGACATCAGCGGTACCGTCTTCGATAACAAGCAGATCCCAAAGACGAGCCCCGCCGCCGGTGCAACCAGAAGCCAAAGATTCGGCCTCGAAGGAATGAGTAGCCTGGTTATCGCCCAGAGTGATGTCAAAGTTGCCAGAGAAGTCAGCAACAGGAATCACGAACTGAACCAGATAGCACTTGTTGCACTTATCCTCAGCGAGACCATCGATATACAGAGTGCATTTCTGAGAATACTTGCCGGAATCATTGGAAATAACGGCAGCGTTCACCTTACGAGTGTAATACACAACAGCTTTCTGACCGTTGTAAGCGTCAGCAAGGAAAGCCAGCTTCTTCGTGCCAGGAGTATAAGTGAAGGTACCTTCAGTTGCGGTAGCGTCCTGCTCCAGCTTAACCCCACGAGTACCATCGACATTCACGATGTACAGGGCATCAATTTCAGCGCCAACAGTGCCAACGGCAGTGTAAGTAGTGGAAGCAGCATTTTCTTCGATATCGACAATCTCATACCACTTATACTGAACATTCTCATCACGGGAAACTTCAGTACCAGTATCAGTAGCAATCAGACCAAGGCTCAGCATACCATTGGTACCAGTAACCTTTACAGCCTTATTTCTCTTAAGAGAATTCAGCTTGCGGCCCTGCTTACCAGTGATATCGACCTTCTCCTGGGTATTGCTGATGATAGCATTCTGCAGCTCGTCCAGAGTCCAGAGATACTCACCGCCCAGGTTATAGCCAATGATTCTTTCGAGGGAAGTCAGGGTAAGTTCATTAACATTAACCATAGTTATATCTTCCTTTCTAAAATAAATGACCCGACTCAAATCCAAGTCAGGTCTTCTTTGCTAATTTTTGAAGCATCTACCGTACCGGCATAAATACCGCTCATCCGATGGTCAAAAGAAATTTTCTTCTGAATCTGTTTTACGCAGGCGTTGAACTGATACAGAGTCAACTCCATCGATTGTTCAAAATTGTATTTGTACTCTGGTGTGTTTACGAGCGCAAGAATCAAGTCCTCGAGTTGCTCTTTCTCTTGATCTGCCGCCCTGCGAAGACGCCTCCGCTCACGATCAATTAGATACTTCTTGGTTATAGCGTTGCCAGGAATTTTATCATGCTTTTCAAATTGCAGAATTTCCCGCAATACGGAGCTGATTTGTTCCTGGGCAAGCCTATCGATGATGTAGCCATGTTCGAAGTCATAAAGAATATCTTCTCCGGTCTCTTTGTTTATTGCCCTTTCAAAAAGGGATAAATCCAGATTGCCAAAGATAATCCTTATGCGTTTGTACTTCTTAGCGAAGTATGAAAACATCAATTCAAACACGAACCACTCATCAACAGTTGTAAAATCAACACCCATATCATCCAGCATAACCATTGCCTCATACGGAGTTGCAACCAGAGAGCTAACGATACTCATATACTCGCTTTGCCCAAAGTCGAAGATCTCACCGAGGGTTGGGATATGAACCGTGATATAGTTATTGATTTTGTGATCCCTTTTCGATATCAAACCTAACCTCATTGTAGTTTGCTCACCCGATTCCAGTCTGTAATATCATAAGTGAGCACGACGCCGTAATAATCCTTAGCGGGGTGAACATCATCGACATCTTTTAACTCGACATGACCAAGGCCATACTCGAGAGATCCGTTTAATACGGAATCAATTGCATCAGCCAAAAGATCAACGCGAAGACCGCCAGGAGCTCTCATCAAACTGTAATGCGTGAAGATGAAAGCGGTAAGGCGTATGGTTTTGAATGTTTTGCTCCCAACCTGTGGGACGGTCAAGCGGACACCAACATAGGTCTTGGCCGCCTCGTCTGCTTGTGGAATGAATGGATAAGGGTAAATATGGTCATATAAAAGAGACTTGTCGGGAAGGGTAGGGGAGTCCTCGTCTGTGTTCTTTAAAAGATTAACGATATCCTTAGAAGAGCACAGAGCCTTCATGAGAGTATTTCTATAATCCTTAAACATTGACATATAACCCATTAGACCCACTCTCCTTCCTCAAGCTCAGTTTTATTATTGTTATCGGCAACCATAGAATCAGAATTATCAGTTGGGTGTTCATTGCACTCAACAAGCATCAAAGTGTAAACACCGTTGCCATTGTACATACGGGTAATTCTATCGATCTTTGTTGCTTCATAAATAGGGTGGTCGTCCTCGCTGTCACCATCGTCGATGTAGAATCTATCACCACGACGGATCTTAGTAGTGTCATCATCTTTTGGAATGATGACGCGGTACCGAGAATCACCGTAAACCATATAGTCAGTATGCTGCACACCAACCTGCGAATAGGTCATGTCGGAAGCATACGCTTTTTTGGTGATGGTTTCGCCATCCTTAACCCACTTAAGCTCATAATTGCACTTTTGAAGCTCATAAGAGGGATAGACATCTTTTTGCCCGCCCTCCTTAGTGACAATCCAGGTCTCGTCATTCCATTCAATGTACGAGCCTACAATAAGGAAGTCATCAAAAATACAATGAGCATACTTAAGGTCGAAGTCATCAGAATTGATTATCATAATCTTCCGATCTTCGCCATTGACCACAACATCCTTACACGATAGTGAAGATGGGCCAAATCTACGATGGGTGGATTTCATACTTGTGAGCCAGTCACTTCTCTGCATCTCAGACATAAAAGCACCTCTCACATATGAAGACTCGAAATATCCCCGTGATTGTAGGAATATTCAAGCATCTTTCCAACAAAGATGTTATATTCAACCTCATAGGTGGTACGCACTTCCTTCAGCACATTTGCAGGAGACGCCGCCAATTGAAAATCCTTCGTGTCAAGGTAGTTCTGCAGGTTTTGTGGCTCGTTCTTAATTTTGCGAAGCCAGACACAGACCATCCCGTCAGTCAAAATATCAATAATCTCGTCATCATTCACATCGTCAGAATTGAACACACGAGCATCATCATCTCGATCCGATAAATCGACTACGCAGATATTCTTGAATTCGGCAATAGCAAGGTGCAGAAAGCGGTCGATTTCATCCATCTCTTCGTCATAACCGTAATCACTGAAAGAATACTGGCTAATCTTAGATTTGAAGTATCGCTTGAATACATCGTATGAAACCATCGCAACCACCTCCTTTAATTAGTCATTGTCCACCAGCTCGTAACCGAGAGAATCCTGCAGGGCATTGATAACACGCTGGCTGTCGATAGTGCCATCTTCAATAAGCGCATATGCCCGACGAGCAATTGTCTCAATTGCCTTATCAGGCAGATTTGCAACGATACGCTTGATCTCTTCCGGAGAAGCTTCAAAAATCGCATCAATCTCATCGATAGAACCAAAATCTGCATAGTATTTATTAAGCTGCAGATAGTCGATAACATCCTTGGCATTTTCACCGACAATCATAATCAACTTGCGCTCAAAGAACAGCGGTTGTGAACCCTTCATGATCTGAAGTTCGCCAACAGTCATTGTCTGGATATCCCCGAAATCCTCCCACTCGACTCTATTACCAGTACGCTTTGAAATATAAAGCATATTGCCATAGGTACAGGACTGTACATCTACGAGCTCATCGGGAGAAACCTTTCTCAAAGTGCGATAAATCGGCTTCTTCTCGACGACAGGAGCCTGCTCGACCACAGGTTTCGTTTCTTTAGCCTCTGCAGGTTTAGTAGCAGAAGTCTGGGGCTTTTTAGTGCCCTTCGTTTGCTGTGCCATATATTTAATCCTCCATTTTAATCACTAATTTTCTGAGCATAGAATTCTGCTAACTTTGCGAAGAGTTCAGGAGTCTTCTCGTATTTATACACGGATACCTCCTGAACTCTTTTTACAAAGGTGTAGCGAATACCGCACTCAGCAAGAAAAGCGACCTCGCGTCTAAACGAGGTCGCATATTCTCTGTCGAATCCTTTTCTTTTTCGCTCCACCCAATACTCACCAGCCCTTTATTAGCCGGTGATGGTGTACTTGCCCAGCTTGCCGTTAACCAGAATGGCAACACCGTACTTGTCAGTGTACAGATACTCCACAGACATGTCAGCATTACCGGTCTGGGTCTCAACGATATAAGACTCACCCTCACGGACGAACTTAACGAACTTGTCGCCGCCGGCAAATACATAGATGGTGTTATCATCAAAGATAAACTCATCAGTGCCAACCTTGTGGCGATTCTTTACGGCCACCATGGGAGTGCCGTAGAACTTGCCGAAGTAACCAGCGTTGTACAGGTCAGTCTTAGCATTGTCGCCAAGCTCAGCGCCGGGGCACTTACGCAGGGCAGCCTTGGTACCAACGATAACAGCAGACTCGCCGTTAGCAGCCTCGGTGTGCTCAACGATAGCCAGGATCTTCTCGGCGTCAGCGGTGCCGGTGCCAACATAGGCATTGCTCAGACCAACAGTAGTGGCACTAATGCCCTTGAAGGCAGTGTAGATGTCGTTGTAAATAGCAGCCTTAAAAGCCTCGGCTACCTTAGCAACCAGCTCGTTCCAGTCGATACGACCAGCCATGAAACGAGAGAACTCCTCATACATGCGAATAGCATGAACGGTAGTCTTAACGCTCACAACGGTCTTCTCACCAATTCTCTGACGACGAGGAGTAGCGATGCCGTTAGCAATCTCGGAAACGATGAAAGTGCTGTTATCGGGAGCAACAAACTCATTCTTGTCGCCCTCGGCAAGATTGCGCTCCTCAACATAATTCATGAAGAACTCATCGCCCTTCAGACCCTCATTGACCATCAGAGGAACCAGCTCCTCGATAATCTCGAAGATCTCGACCTTGTTGCGACGCAGGGCCTTAACATTCAGTTTGGAAGAACCGCCATTGGCGGCAATCAGAGCTTCACGCAGTACATCTTCAGAGCTCTTGGAATCATAGGTCTCAACCTTGCCATGCAGCATGTCGGTTGCGAGCTTTACAATAGAATTTTTCTCATTCATATCATTTTCCTCCTAATTAGATACTTCCGTTACTCTTAGCCGACCTCGATGACATAGTAGGTCAGGGAACCTACGGTCTCGATGTCAACAATCTTGCCAACCTGAGTAGACTTGTCAGTGGCAGTAGCAACAACCTTCAGCTTAGTGCCAGCCTGCAGTTCAACCAGGTTGCCCTTAGCGATAGCAGCGGCAGCATCCAGAGCATCAGCGGTAACAGAGAAGATATCGCGTACATGGGGAATGTAAACGCGAACATTCTCGCCAGCCTCGTTGATGAAATCGGTCAGGTTGTGCTTGCGCTCGTCATACATCAGCTCGGGAGCTGCAACCAGACCAATATGAGTCAGGGGAGAAGTAGCCGCAGGAGCAGTAGCCTTACGAACCTCACGCTGACCATCCAGCAGGTCGCCAATCAGAACAACGCGACCATTTTCAATAGCCGCCTCTTTGTCGTTGTCATAGAAACGAACAGAGCGCAGCAGGGTACCATCAGTGGTGCCGGACATATTGTCCAGGCGAACAACGCCATAATTAGCCATAATTAAATTCCTCCAGTATTTTTATTTCTTACCGTATTTTTCGAACAGATCGCCGTAGGGGCGGCTGTCACCTTTGCCGTCAATAGACGCAGAATCCGTGGGCATTTTCAGCTTGCCAGTAGCCTTTTTCTCGCCACCAACAGCAGAAAAGTTCTGGGCAACAACAGCAGCTTGCTCACGCTTGAATTTGCCATAGGCAGCATCACAAGCCATGCGGAGAGCATCAGAATTCTCGTAGGAATATACAGATTCAGCAATAGCCTTAAACTCAGGCATCTCGGCAATCTCTGCATACTCGGCAATCACCGCATCAAATTCAGCATTACGAGCCTCGGTTTCCTTCTCGTCTTTATACGCCTTCAGGGCCTCGTACTCCTCGTTGCTGTAGGAATGGGTAGCAACATAGTTCTCCTGTTCGGCGCGTGCATTGTCCACGGCCTGCTTCTCTTCGTTAGTCAGCAAAGTCATAAACATATGCTCATACTCACCGGTTAAAGAAGCGACCTTGTTCTCCTCATCAAAGGAATAGGGCACTCTTGCATAGAAGCGGGTCTCTGTGTTGTCCGCGACAACATAGTGGTAGCCATTCACGAAGATGTACTTGTCATCGAAATCAAAGAGCCAGCGTCTGATGTACTCAGTTACATCGCCAGACTCATTGCGAACATAGTCATCGGTTACAGCTGCAGACAGAGCGTCACGGCGTTCATTAAAAGTAGCGCCAAACTCGATGTCATTACTGCCGGACTGGGGGCTGTGTGCTTCCGCAAATGCAGTAAGCTTCTCCCGCAGCTCGTCGAGACTCATTTCATCGCTAATTTCAAAGTCAAGCTGATCCTCGTTCAGGCCAAACTCTGCAATTAAAGCTTTCTTGTCTTCCAAGTCTTTCCCTCCAGTTCTTGAATCCGGACTAAAAGAAAAGGCCAGCTCTTTGAGCTGGTTCTTCATAAGTTCAAATTCAGATTTAAAGTTTTCTCCCAAAGAATACTCTACAGGCACCACACAAGCAGATGGGAAGCATGGTTCTGTATGGTATTCGGGGTTATCGTCCTTGCCAAGTAGTGTTAAACATGAGAATGTGAATTCAGTGATGTCTCTATACTTCTTGTCACTCGGCAAAGGGCGGATTGATTTAGCCTTGATCTCCATGGATTGACCCCAGTAGAGATCGCTGCTATAGATACTTTCCATAAGATTCGGGTATCTTCCAGCCCAAATCACAATAGAACACTTAAGATATGTAGCTTGCGTCCCGTTATCTTCCTCAACCTCTACAAACTCAGTGTTCTCGGGGATAACACAACCGAACGGAACGGTCACATCTTTCACCATAAGCCCATTTTCTGTAACCACAAGCTCTCTATCATGTCCACCCACATACCACTTGTTGTTGTCCTCATCATAAAGCAGGTGAGCAACGACAGGAATAAAATAGAGCGAATCTAAGGCATCAACCACTGCTTCTTTTGAGAAGTGTGAGCCGTTGCGGTTTTTCCCAAGGGCCATTACATAACAAGATGCTTTGATAAATTGCTCATTAAGTTTTGAAAACTCAGTCAATTTGGAGGAAAAACTTAAATTTATTTGTTCCACTTTTCGTTTTCACCTCCTCCATTTTGAAAAATCTTCATAGTACCACCTCAAATGAACATCGTATCGGAAATGAAATATTGATCATCGGAATAGCGGGACAGCGTAAACCGCTGCAGCTCATCGCTGTAATCAAAAATCCAAACCAAGTTTCCGTTCATGGTCGAAGTAGTATATCCAAACCCCTGAGCCATCAGTTCTTCTGCGGCTTTGGGATTAAGAACATAAATAAATTCCATACGCGCCACCTCAATTCTTCTCTCTGGAGCGCTCGCCCTCATCCGTGAGCGTATCGGGATTAGACTCAGGACGACCATTTCCATTATTGCCGGACTGAGTAGACGACATCCGCAGTGGGTTAAACTTCGACACGAAATCAAAACCCTTCTGCTCAATCCAACAAAGACCATCCATCTCCTCCGGATTAAGGCCAGCCGCAACTGCACAGTAGGCGGATACAAAAGGCGCACCAGATCGACAACCATTAAGGTAGACCTCTGCGGCTTCCTTGCGGTTATAGCAAGAAGTATCCAAGAAACGAATAGAGAAGTTCTTAGATGCAGATTGTTCGTGCAGTATTCGGTTGATGGCGTCTTCAATCATGCGAACGATACCGAAAGTAATGTTTTGGTCTGCCTTAATAGAAAGAAGCATCGCATTGCTTGATGTGGCGTTCTTGCTAGAGAAAATTTGAGAAGATACACCAGCAGAACTAAACATGTGCTCTTCCGCGTCGGAAACAGTATCGGAAGTGGAAGTGCCTCCAGCCTTGTCAAAGCTGATTTTCTCAAGCTTCATAGGCGACAGAATAGAACCAACCTCATCTGGCAGAACACCATCGAGGTTGCGCCAATACTTTTCCGCCTTGCCGAAGTCCATCTGCCATCTGCCATCGGGATCTTTTTCAAGATACATCGCCAGAATTGCGTAGTTCTCCAGCTCGGTTTTTGTCATTTTCAGGCTTTGATAGTCCGAGATATCATAGAGATTGGGAAGAATGCCAGCAAACGGCGGAATAGGATAGTCTGGAACATCACTATTAACTTTGATAGCAAAGGATGTTGGAGAGTCAAGCTCCTGCCATTTGCCGATGTCTTTCTTCGAGCTATCGGTGTAGTCGTTGTATCTACGCTCAAACTCCGGCGGATAAAACGGCAAAAGATCCTTTCTCGAATCAAAATAGCTAAAATTGAACGATACATTGAAGACATTTCCCTCAACGGATGTGATATCGCAATACTCGGAAGGCAACTGCTGAATAGTGATATCGTCTTTTGTGACATGGCAAGTGCCATAGAACACATCTTCCCGCAGGCACACAGTCAAAATCTTGGCCCCCTGCGTCTTAATGTTCATAGTGGACAGAAAATCAAGAGTTTTGATGTAGTTCTTCTTATATGTAGTGCCTTTGGTTTCAGCGCTGTCATAATCCATTCGGTATGGCGTAACGATATATGAGAAATCGCTCAGCCCGACGAAATATTGGATTAGGCGGCGGAAGTTGGAACTGGCTCCATACATATAGATAACAGCATTGCGAAGCTGTGTTTTATATCTGTACGGATTTGAGAGATAAGTGATAATTTCTTCTCTCGAGTATTTTGCGAAAGTCGGGGCACGAGTCGTGCCATTCAAATCACGATAAATAACATGATTGAGATTTGCAAACATCATAGGTGGATCTACAACTGGCTCAGGGCGTGATTCGCCCTTTCGATGGTTCATCATGTCTTTACGATTTGCATATTTTTGCAAGCACTGCGCACCTCCTTCATTTTACTTTTGGTGCCCGGAAACAGAATTCAGAAAAATCGTCATCTGTTTGGACATTGGAATTGATTAAATCGGTTCTTCTCTTTTGAGAAAGAACCCATGCAGCCATGGCGACTGTATCATTCTGTTGCTTTTTGACCTTATACATATTTCTACAAATAACCGGAATATGAGTTCATATGCCCTGCGCAGCAACTGCGGATAGAAACGATATTTAATCCAAGGGTATCTGTGTATAAGGCGGGAACCACACTAATGGTTCCTCACGAATTTCATGTTTAGATTATTGTTCGTGTTCAGACTGTTGCATCGCCATATGAATGGCGTTCTCTCGCTCAGTCGTTGCTGGCGGGGTAATATCTAACCCCTTCCAGGGCGTTGCCCATCTCTGGATGTTCGCCGTATATCAGAGAGAATTTTCAGTGCGGATTATGCATTATGCCGCATTGGCCCACGCATTCGAGGCTCGGTCGTCATGCATTGTGTTCTTTTTATCCTTAGCGAGATCGTATGATGTCTGCCCATTGGCAGAAATATACTTTCGCATATAGGTGATTTCAGTTTTGGCAAGATTGCACTGCACCAGCGCAAGCCGCTCTGGGAAGGAAAGCTCATAATCGTGGTAACTGCCATCGGCATTTACTATGGTTATAACATCCTTGCCGTCATAATCAGGAAACTCAATCAAGTCAAACTTTGTCATATTCTCCAGTGCATCAAAGATAAGCCGCTTATGAGAAGCTGGTTCGATCAGATGGATACAAGGGAGAGCATTAGGATAATTTGCTCTGGAGGTCTCATACTGTTTATGTTCCGGGTCAACCATGCCTCGATGCACTTGCCCGGAACTATCTTCCCAGTCCTCCATAAGGTTATCAGCCACGGCAGAGATACCGCCACCACCGGCACCGGCATCGATATAAACCTCAATATTTTCCCAGTCGGCAGCGTTCGGCCCGTTGTAATCAACGAGCAGTTTTTTGATTATTTTGACCTGCTCGTTCATCGGCAATGGAGTTTTCTTGCGCGTTTCTGTATCGACAAAGGAAATACACCGCACATACCGCAACTTCAATCCAACTTTTTCGTCCTCAATAAGCTCAAAAATAGAAAGGACACTTCCATCGAAGTTGCGAGCGGGGTCATATGTAAAGATGAATTTACGCTTACCAGTATCGTTGCACATAACCGGAGGATAAACAAAAGAGTTCCGGATCATTGTCTCCATACGGACAACACTGTTTTGAGCGCCGCCTTTTGAGAATTTGTTGAAGTATTCGCGCTCTGCCATATCCGGGTCTTCGTCCATCTTTCGGCTGATTTCTTCTCGCTGTAAGTGAGAAGGGATCTGTTCGCCATTAAGAGTAGAGAAATCTAAAATAGTGTTAGCGTTGATATCGCAAACGAAGTAGTCAGGATGCCCAAGAATCATTTTCTTAGAGAAATCACGATACTTCTCGTAAAACGGATATGTCACATCACTTGCGGAACTAGCGTACAGTCTCTGCAAAGGCATCGCCTGCGGCTCGTAATACTTAGGGCCTTTAGAGACGCCGATACCCCAACTCGCGTCCTGTGAAGCGAATGGTTCAGTGGTTGCAAATTCTTCTTTGCCCATCCAACCAGTCTCGTCGTAGAATATTGAACCACGCTTACCACGAATGGCGTTAAGGTTTGAAGACAGGGTAGTCACACCAGAATTATTAAACAGAGAGAAGTGATGACCCGCAGGGTCATGAATAAACCCAGTAGGGGAATTGGAGTTTCTCTCGATTTCGGAAGCGAAGATGTCCGTACAGGTTCTAAATGAAGGAATCTTCTGCAAGGCGATATCCTCGATTTTCTTGAAGCACTCAATAGACTGACCGGCACTGTTTGTAAAGATCCAGACCGTATAGTTCGGTATAAGGAAGCACTTCGTTTGCAAGAAGATTGCAGCCTCGGTTGTTTTACCAGCCGAACGGCTACAGAGCCAAAGGACATACGGGCGCCACCAGCTTTCCATGAAAGACCACTTCTGATAATCAATCATGGCAATGCCGAACACTTCTTCGGCGAAGCGAACAGGGTTTTCACGCCCCTAATTGATTACCTTTGCCGCCTTTTCATATTCCTCAACCTTACGCTGTGACCATTCGGTTGGTGTAGTCGGCACATAAATTTCCATTATGAACCACCACGCTTTCTCTTAGCTGATGATTCCGCAATCAGATTTTCAAGATTATTCTTGAGCTGTCTATTTTCCTCCTCAAGCGCATCCGCCTTTTCTCGCAGGTCAGTCAGCATGGTGCGTTGCTCTTTCAGCATTTCGGTATAATCGTTGGCATCGAGAGAGAGCTGTTCCATGATGCTCGAATTACTAAGATCAGCGATTTGCTTCATAGCCTCAGAGGTTTTAATATCAAATAGATTAACCTTCATTGCCTCATAGCCATTATTGGTTAGCTCCCGCATCTTGCCGGTCAAGGTATTTTCCCCGCCGGTCTTTTCCTTGGAATACTGCGAGGCAATATTGTTGTCTTTTACAATGGCATTTACAATGGTCTGCAGGTTTTTTCTCGCCATGACCATATCGGTGAGAGTATCGGTATTAGTGTTTGCCTTCAGCTGCTCTCTGTTGATTGCTTCGTCAAGCTTGCGAACCTGCAGCAATGTATTAGTAAGCTGAATAACGGACTGCATTTTGTGAGAATCGTCCGTTATATAAGGCGTATTAAGGTAAGACGAAAGGACATTGTAGCAATATTTTCTGTCCATATTACTAAGGCCGGCATCGTCAAAAGGGTCATACCCGATTATCGAAATAACATAGTTCATATTCTGCCGGTCACGCTTAGACCATTTATCTTCTCTCTCTTCCTTAACACCATCGCCATCTTCACGATTGATTTCTCCGGAAAGGAGAGACCACGCGAAAGATTTGCCGGTATAGGCAGCACGAGAAACAGAGCCAAGGTAAACACCAATATCAAACGGATTTGTGTTGACCTTAACATCCTCTGCAGTTGACTTGATATATGGCTGGTCAAGACGATAGCAGGTAAACATAATTGCATTGTCAAGACCGTATTGATCCACATCACGATCAAACTGCTTACGGACGCATTGCTTGCACACAAGCGTAATACTGCCGGGGTAGTCCCAAAACGCCGCAGTAGGGGATTTGTAGAAATCAGTAGGCTTCTTTTCTTCGTGACAGCAAACACATTCGTACTTTTCATTTCGCTTTTCAAAAGCAGGTTCCTTAGCCGCACCAATCGCTGGCTTAAGGCTCCTCTTTGTAGGTGCGGTCATTTAATCACTCCTCTTAATCGCTCATATGAAAAGGGAGCGCCATTTCGGACGCTCCCTCACTCTGCCCAATTTCGGCTGAGCAACACCGCTTTTTTAGCTCCCACTAAGGTAGGGTACACCTTTAATACAAGTTCACCAGGCATTTATTTAGCTGCGCCTCCGCCACCGTTCTTGCGAAGATTTTCAGGATTAGGGACATATTCCATTTCTTCCTTCAAAGAAACCGAAGGTCGAAACTTAATAATGATCTTGCCAGGTGCCATACACTCAGCGCCATCTGGCAGAATGCACTTCCTTGGGTCTCGACGCTCGACAATGAATTTGCCAAAGTCATTTAAGTAGAGATCTTCGCCGGTCGCCAGCACATCCTTAATACACCGGAGAATAGCGTTGACCATATAGTCACACTCGTTCACACGAATCCTTGTTTCGTCTGAGACATAGCGTATAAACTTATGCTTGTTCACAAGATATCATCCTCCTCCGCAGGATACTTTTCCAGGTCATAGGAGAGACAGGGAATAATACCAAGCTTAACAGGATAATGAGCAACAACGCCATCGCCATTAACGACGAGAACGGACTGAGCGGGCATTGAACGCATCCGATGCTCCAGTGTGAACTGATCACCGCTACCGCCCAAGCTGCCGCTCTGCACCATTACCACATCGGAACATTCTGTCATGGCAGGGAAGTGCCTGTGCCCATACAGTACAACATTTGGTTTGTACCCAAGGAACATCGCCAGTTTGGATACGCCAGCTTCGTTGAAGCCGTCGAAATCGCCATGTACTGCGACATAGCTACGACCACGAATAATGAATTGGTCAATCCCGTTATCGAGGCGCTCTTCGGAAACGGACACATTGGGAACCTTTGCAAAGAATCTGCTCAGATACCAAAGAAGTAAATCATCCAGGCGCTCGTCGTGAAGAGCATCTTCCTTCTTGTCGAGACGAGTATGGTTTCCAGCAACACAATGAATAGTTACATTGCCGCCAGTCTGACCGAACATCTCGCCAACTCTGCCGCAGAACTCGCTCACATAGTCGCACATGAGCTGAATCTGCGCTACAACACTCTCGCCATTCGTAACGGATAGATTCTTATGTATATTGCCGGAAATGCAATCACCGAGAATTACGATGTGGCAATTCTCTGGGTCATGTGTATCCTTTATTTCCTTGACATACGACAAGTATTCTACAAGCCGCTTCTTTGCCATCTCGCTGTCATACACACCATTATAATTATAGTATGATGCGCCGATGTGCAAATCAGCCAAAGAAACAATAATGTCAGCCTTACGGCGATTGATAGTTCTCTGCTCCGGCAACTTGATATTACCAAAAGACGCATGGCCATTGCTCTCAATAAGTTCACCGAGGTAATCCAGACGGTGATCTAAGCGAGCGGCAGACCGCAGACGGTCGTTGATTGCTCGACGCTCATCACGCAGACGCATACGCTCCTTGGTCAGCTCGTATTTCTGTTCGATTAGTTCTTCGGACAATCCATCCTTCTTGTCATCAAACACACCATCCTCCATAAAACGGAGGGCATACTGCACCGGCTTACGGTAAGCAGAAGATGTACGATATTCAGATTCATCTTCACGCCATTCCTTATTGATAAGCGGAGCAGCCTCATCCTATGTCAGTCCAGCAGAACCATTTTCAATAGCTACGCCAACCCGCCACAGGTATTGATTTTCTGTTTCGTTTTCCTTTCTCTTGAAATCTATCATGCCAGACCTCCTTAAATGTAGCGGTACTCGTCCGCCAGGATGTCTCGGATAGACTTGCCACGAAGGCTTGAGAGAACGCGCAGGGTATCATAATCATCATCAAGAACGAGGTATGTATGCCCTCTGGAATTCTTGCGGCGAGACAGCACCTTGAGTTTGTTTTTTGGTGCAAGCTTCTGCACCGCCTTTACTTCATCTTTTCCGATCTTAAACACTTTAATTTAATCTCCTTAAATATTACGGCATATAGCCTTGGCTGTTTATTGGTCAGCCATCCCATAGCAGATAAAGAATAGGGGAGCAGTGTACGCGCACCGCTCCCTTTTAAGCAAAATGTCTCCCTGTGTTTCACTGCCTTGCAGCGCGTGCCAGGAAGTCCTGTTCTGTTTTAAACCACCAATTTGTATTGCCGCCGGTGATGGTAAGCGGACGGTATTTATCGAGCCGTTCATTTGTATTGCCGCCAACGGTGGGCGGGTGTGGCTGACCGGGCGGAGTTGCTGCTCCGCCCAGAGTGTGGGGAACAAGCGGCTTCACATTCATACAATTCGCCCATTAGCCTCCCGTATTGTAATTTAATGAAAATGCCGAGAAACGCGTTGAAATAGGCACTTTTCGGCATTTTATAAGATTAACGGAGGCGAAAAAGCCTTGTTTCAAGCGGTTTTATGGACTTCTCACTTTTTCTGATAGTATTACAATTTGGCCCTGAATTTCTCTACACTTCGAGCTACAGAAGCCTTTCTTGCCTTAGCAGTACATGCTTCGCAACGGTGAGTACGGCGTGCCATCTGCTTTACGAAGAAGTGTTTCCCACAATCTGAGCAAACCTTTTCAACCATGCTGTTTATATCAAACTCTACGGGAATTGGCTGACACGCCTCACAAATCTGGTTCTTATATGAGGTTCGCCAAAAGCGCTTGCCACAACAACTGCACTGTATGTAATCTTTCTCGATGTTGTTTCGAATGTTCTGGAACACTATGTCACCATAGCACAGCCAGAATGTATTTAGACTCTTGCTCTTCTTGTCCCGGAAGAAGTGAGCCACCAGCATATCACAGACGGCGTTCACATTCGGGTTAATAGCATACAGCTCACATCTAACGGTTGTACGGAAGAATGCATAGTTCTCCTCGTTGGAACCGTAGGACAAAGACAAGTTCTTTCTGGCATCAAGATCTTTGAATTTCTCAATAACACGAGGGTCAATAGAAACGATGGGATTTCGCATCAGTACCTTATAATCGAACTTCCCGAGGTTGGCAGCCGTAAAGCGCATTCTCTTATCGGGGATAATGTCAAACAACTTGTTGACGATGCTGTCATTGCGTGGCTCTACTTGTTCCTGGGTTTTATCTTTAGCGTAAATGAAGAATTGGGGTGGCTTCATTTTCGCAAATGCCTTAATAGCGACATCTGCGTGAGGTGGGCGTTGTACAGCCCATAATGTTTTTGCGTAATCAATTACAACATTATTCTCGAAGCACAACCACTTAATCACATCAAGTTTATCCTGCGTCATTTCGCCACTGTTCCAAATCTTCGTAATAGTATTGCTGATCTCACCGATATTGCCACCGCTGTAGGCAGCCTGCAAACCGTCGTAGATCTTCATATTGTCAATATGCATCTGTCCCGCCTTCGCCATCTCGTAATAGAGGGGAACAATACCATGCATGTTTCGTTCTGCTATGCTGACGAACAGTTCGTCAGCGACCACTAAGCTCTTATCTCCGTCGCACATAGGAGTTACAGACTATATCTTAGCCATGAGGTTTCCCTTTTAGGCTCGGCACGCTTCGCCGGTGGGATTTTCACCCACCAGCTACTCTACTCGGTTATTCACGACGAGCCTTGACGGCTTGCCGCTATCCTTTCGATAGTCGTTACGCTTTTGCTTAAGCAATTAGCACGGGATTATACTCAACTTCCCCCGTTAGCGCGGTTTACACCGCACACCCAGTGTTTACTGGTTCACGCCGTTTTCATCCTGCCGTTTCCAACAGGTTCGACCGCGACTGTTTATCGAATTGCAATAACTTGCTAATTAAATCATAAGAGCTTGTATAAAGAGCATCAGTGCGGAACCACTTCTTCGTATCCTCGTTTACCACATTTCGACGAACACCATGTTCCCTATAAAGGTGTGGACTCCGCAGGCAATCCAGTTTCTCCCGCTTGGCGAACACTCTTGCCGACACTTCATTATCCTTAAGCAACCCCTGCGGCACTTCAATACCAAGGAACAGATGCTCGCAAAATGCGTACAAATCCGGAATGATAAACAGATATTTGCCATCAACATCAATTTTTCCCGCCCGATAGTCATTGACGAGGCTCTTTTTTATCTGTTTCAAGGTTTCCTTGGAATACTCCTGGCAGAGAAGCTCATTATAGATACCGACACATTTCTGAAAGTGATTCTTCTCTCGGTTGCTGTCCTTAACGCCAAATACTCGGAGCATGGTATCCTTATCCGCTGCAATGTTGTCCAGCTTTTTGACTGACTTTTCAGCGAGAGCCCGCAACTCCTCATCTGATATATCGGTCAGAGTCTGCAACATCTGGTAGTTCAGTTTGGCGTTGGGGATGAAGCTCTCTTCTTCGTTGCACTTACACGCCAGACACCCATAATGTTTAAATTTATCGACATAATCCTGCCAATTGTCGTAATATTTCTACATTTTGAACTGGCTCTTAGTGAAAATACAACGGATATCGTCTCGCAGAATATCCCATTCTTTGCCGTAGATATCTCTGACGAGACCGTGGTTTATCTCCGGTTCTCTCTCATTAGCCTCTCGAATGAACTTCTTGAAGTCGAAAGAGGCAAGCAATCCCTTTACCCACGGGAGCCGCACCATCATGTTCTTCCAACTGATGCTCGGCAGCATCATTCCACAGCCATCTGTATGCGTTATGGGAACGCCCATTTCCCTGCGGGTGATTTCATATGTAGTACCATCAATGTAGTCTACGGTGCCATTTACGAGCGTCTCAAAGTCTTCTACAACGATGGACTTATCAATATCGAACCCTTCCCAAATATCAGTGGCAGAGTTACTCAAAGCCAAATAAGCAAGATACTTATTGACATTGACGCCTCCCAGCTCATTGATATGGTCAACCGTAAGCCCACACATGAGTGTCAGACGATGCTTCTCAAGCAGAGATTCCTTAACAAAGACGGTTCTTTTGGTTCGGATCTGTCCTGCGGATGCCGTAAACACCACATACCGCTCACCATTGTGAAGAAATCCATCCCGTATGATGTCTTTCAGCACCTCGTAGTAATACGCCCGAACAACAATTACATCATCGTATAACTGATCCTTCTCGAAGCCAAACACTCTTGTCATGGCGGATTCAAACACCGATATAACATTTTTAGGGGAGAGCGCACGAGGGTCAAGGGCGCGAATTCCGGAATGGCTCTCCAGTTTATCCTTAAGCTCGTTTTTGAGCCCAGTGATGATAGGAGTCAAAGTGACAATCTGCTCGTTAAGGATCTCAACCACATCCTGTGTAGGTGGGTCAATCTCAATTTCCTTACGCAACCGGTATATCTCACGATACCGGGTAGCCTATGTCTTCTCCGGAAGGGAACCACCCAGAAACTGCTCAGCAATTCGTAATTCCTTTTTCAAATTCTTCTTTCTGGTGCGCAGATTATTGAGCTGAATACTGATATCCCGTTCTTCCTCGTTGTAGAATGCGTCAGAATCTACGGCATAGATATTTATCTGGTCAGTTAAGCTCACTGTTGCTCACCCTCCCATTCTTCTATGTACTCATTCTACTCAGCCATAAATCGGCTGCCGTCCCGAGTATTCACATCGACGATGTAATCGTTATCCACTTGGTCATTCCTCCTCTCTCGGGAACTCTATCTCAATAATTGGCTCTGCCACATAGCAGCACAGGTCACACGATACTTTTACGGCTTCTCTTGGCGTGTGTCCAAGATACAAAGCAGTCAAACCGTAATACATTCCGGCTCCGATAGCTTCGTATTCTTTCACCTCATAAACGAGAAAATCTTCAACACAGAATAAATGGCCCTTGTATGTAATCAGATATACATTTTCGACACTATAATCTCCATCGTAACCATGCTTCTATTTGGAAAACTCAACGATAAAATCCTGCATTCCAGCTTCTGTAGCGGAAGATGGAAGATGAGTATCTGCGAACCGGAACATCAGACTAAGTTCTTGAGCGGTACCGCAACCGCCGATGCCCATTCCGTTGATGGAGCGAAGCTTTACGACATCCCCTTTTGTGCGTTTCATATCGCCTTGGCAAAGAATCGAGTCAGCAGCCATAATTATTTTATCTTCATACTTTCTCGCACAAACTACACTCATTCAACGACCTCCTCATATGTTTTCTCAAATATGTTTGCTTTGCAAGGATAGAGTTCGCCGTCTATGCCTTGCACTATGTAGTCTTCACACTGGGAAGCTGTCATAATACCTTCCAGCGTATTTACCTCACACCACAATTTCTCATCGTAGTGCATCTGTACGCGACCATCCCGTACAGCGTTAAGGAACCATGGGGGAGTTGGCTGAGATCCGAGCTTAAATGCTTCGATTACAACAGGGAGCTTTCGGTACTTCATAATTTATGTAGTCCTTTCTTAATAATATTTGCTTCCTCCGGCAATGATTTCGTCCAGCGTTCTTGGCGTGTAGTCCATGTAATCCATCATTGCTCCGACATTGTACACATTACCTTGGTATTTCTCTGGATTGGATTCCTTCATAAAACTCACAATGGTGTGAGTGTGAGCCCACTCCTGCGTTTCGTGGACATGTCCGTGGAGCATGTATACATTCGGGTCATAGTCCTTTTTATAGCAGGGGATAGGGTAGTGGCACATAATGACCAGTCTATCCCCGTCCTTTACCTCCTTGTAGTCCTTAACATCGGCAAACATATGACGAAGCTCAGCCGGCATATTTCGCAGGTCGTGGTTGCCACGAATGAGAACCTTATTGCCGTTCAAGGCAGAAAGCAGTTCTATCCACTCCGGGGCCTTACCCCAACAAAAGTCGCCAAGGATAAATACGGTATCCTCGCTGGTAACTCGTTTATTCCAGCGAGCAATTAACGCGAGCTTCATTTCAGTAATGTCGTGGAAAGGGCGACCATCAAAGTTGATGATATTGCGGTGCCCAAAGTGGGTGTCAGCAATATAGTAGTTCATCACGGTTCCTCCTTCCGCACCTTAATGAATGTTGACCAACTCCCGAAATCAACAGTCATCTCGTTCTCATCGCCCCAGTAACGGTAATAGTACGGAGTTACCCCTCGTACAGCGAAGTCCTTTTTGACTATATCCCAATAGTCATCAAACTTACTCACCATCCCAATCTTCCGAGAGGTACCGTCATTGCTTTCATAATAGATTCCCTACATCAATGTTTCACTCCTATATAGTTTAATACTTCGTCTAAACCCAATCCGCCATCCGCCACCGGCTTCATGCAGTAGTCATATAGCTTCGGATGGGTTATTTTTAATCTTTGAAATCTGTTCGGCTCTTTTTCAAGATGGCAACCAAACATACAAAACACACAACCTGTTCGGCTTACGCCGGTCAATAGCAATTTGCCGTTTTCGCCTTCTACGACCTCACCATAAACGGGAGGGAAAGGAATGTTATTTTCTCTAATATATTGTAAAATATCTTGGTCAGTCTAAAATGCCAATGGTTGCGATATTGGACGATTGCTTTCAAAGGCATTGCACCCATTTTTCATCCATTTTTGCGTTCTTAGGTAACTTTCTTCAGCCAATGTCCCTATAATAGGTTTCCTTTTAGTTTCTTTTTCGAAAACATGTACGGGTGCTTTTTTCATCATTGTGCAACAATGTGCCGAAATTGGTATACCCGAATCAATCAAATAAGCATATTTTATAAACCGTTTTCTAAACGCAGAGGGATTTCCATTCTTGTCTTCGCCTCTCATTGCTTTCAACGCCTATTTAGATCCACGCTGAGCATAACAAATCTTCATTGCCACTTCTTTTGAAATTACAGGATACCCATATGTTTGAATAACCTCATCAAACCGCATTTTCGGATGCAGAATCTCTACATTAGACCTTAACTCAGGATATTGCCCCCCCGCACATCAAGCACGAATTTGCGGACTTCCGGGTATTCCAAACCAGTGTCCACAAACACGCTCGGCACATCGTCATACATAGAGTCAACGATGTGTTTCAGAACGGTGCTGTCTTTTCCCCCCGAGAAGGATACATAAACTTGACCTTCCTAGTGTTCGTACCATTCCTGAATGCGGCGTTTTGTCATTTCAACTTTTACACTCAACGGCAACGATTGCATCTGAGCTAAGTCATAGGATGTGTGTTTATTCTCTGCCATCTTTATAAATCTCCTTTACCGTGTGCCGAACCGTATCATCAATCAGCTCGTCACACAAAATTTTTCTTGGGTCGCCATACCGCTCAATCGTTTGGGCGGCGTTTTCATTTACATAGTCAGGTTTAATCCCGTACTCTTCGCACTTTGCTACTGCTTCTGCCACAGCTTCCTCTCTATACCGACAAGTCCACAGGATGATGATCCACCCTTCTTTCTGGCGCTTGCGGACATAATTGATCACCGGCCAGTTCGGCTCGCATTCATAACTGTAGTAATCTGTCCAAAACAAAGTGTCATCAAAATCAACTGCTAATATTTTTCGTCTCATGTATTACCTCCCTACTGTTCCGCCATTGCTCTTGCGATGCCGGGGAATGTCTTTGACCTGTTCTTTGCATCATCTCCACGCTTAGCAGCCCCGTACTTGCTTCTATCTTTCCGTCCGGTGCCGGATGGGACATACGGGCCAACTGGTATGCGCTCTGGCGTAGTTGGAACCAAATGTTGGAGCCCCTTAAGCCATAACAAGGTTTTCTTTGTATAAGGATGCTTACCTTCATCATCATACTGATATGGCTGAATAACCTGAGAGGGAGGAGGTAACTCGAAAATCTTGCTAGGGAGAGGGTTCTCAATGGCAATTCTGTCGCAATCGGCATTATAGAACTTCATGAAGAACTCCTTTGCTTCCAGTCCTTTTGCGTACCGCTCCAAATTAAGTTGCCCTTTTTGAGGATATAACCGGCAAGCGCCAGCGTTACTCAGATATGTACAAGGTGGGTGAACTATTAGTAAATCCCACTTACCAATATAGTGCCGAATGCCATCCATGGTGGTTATTACTCCCCCCTCAAGAGCCTTAAGCGCATCGCAAAGAATGTGCTACTCTGGGTGCCCGCCGGATGGTTCTTGTACATCACAGGAGTACGCTTCATAACCTTTTGCCCGGAAAGCCTTACAAACCTCCTGGCTTTCCTCACATGCAATCAACACTTTCACTCTTTTTCCAACCCCCAGCTCTCGTCAAATCCTTCGGGGATTTCACAGCCTTTTCCCTCATGAAACCCCCAGCGGTCAATTAGCTCATTCCAGTAAATCTTATTTGGCTGTCCCTTAATGGCGTACACCCACCATGGGTTATCGTTAATTGCCGTAAAATGAATAGCAAAATCCTCACACATCTTTATGGCGTGCCCTAAATCCCACCGGTCTTCCATCGTAGTAAGAAGAACGATGTCCCATCCTTCCTTTTGCCGCTCCCGAATTTGACTAATAATATCCCAGTCCGGGATCAAGTCATAGGTGGAGGAGTCTGTGTGGAAAATGGTGTCGTCATAGTCAACGGCTAAAATCTTATATGCTTCCATTACCGCATCTCTCCCTTCTCCAATCTGTCGCACCATGCAATCAACAGGTCTCGCATTCGCTTGGACGGTATGTAAATCTCAATGTCTTTGCCCTCGCGGATTGCAGATCGCCAGACCCACTGAACCATAACAGACAATGCATAACCGTCTTGGTCTGGCTGAACACCCTGAGAAACGAAGAAGTTGTATTCAAATGGGTTCATAAACACATTGACTAGATACGCCAAGCAGGTCTTGTCGCGGTAGTTGTTTGTTGCTCGAGAGTTAAAAGATAAGAAATTCTGTTTGTATCGCCCCTGCAGCTCCTCTCTTGATACTGCGTATGTTGCCCATAAGCGGTCGGATGCCTTAGAACCGCTTGTATTGTTAAAGAAGTTGTGTACATTTTTCTTCAGTTTATCAACGGAATCTTGTTCGGCTCTCTCCTGAAACCACCGCATTGATAGAGCATACTTCCCGTTGCCAACGCTGTTCATCTTCTCACTGTCCACAATATGTATCTTTTCCTTAAGGTGTCTAGCGTACTCAGGTACCTCCGCCCGTTCGGTGAAAATGTACCCCCCGTCCGGAGATTTCCTCGTACCGATATAATCATACTTTAAGCCTTTCATGTCAAAATAGTATCGCTGGGTCTGTGCTGCAAACATGTAGGTCAACACATATACATCTTCAAAAGACCTTAATAACTCAATTGGATAGGAATACAAAAGCATTGTATTGTTTAGATAGAACAGCTCTCCAGTCATAGCACGCTTCATTAAGTCGTTATATCTTCCGTTGTACCCTTCGTCCATCTACACTACTTCGCCAGACTCCAAGACCTTAAACACATTAGCCATGCGAAATATCTCAACATCTCGCTGGCTAATATCTACGGTTTCAAACAACTCCAAAACCTCGTCAAGAACCAAGGTGTACCCGCCATCTCGTATCAGCTCGAATGTTTCCTCTGTGTTGTTAAGAAATAAAGCATGAGTAATGGCAATATTCTTTTTTTCTCGCAAAAGCTGATGCAAGTGATTTTGCTTTGCGCCCTTTACAGCCGTTGGCGACTGAAAATCTCTCACCGTACATGCTGTAACCACTCTGTCAACCTCTTCAAGGAACGGAGTAATGAAGATGAACCGCTTATCGCTCTTTTCGTTCATCATCCGTATCGCTGCACTTGTTTTGCCTGAACCCATGATAGAGTCACAGACCTTAACAGAAAACCCTTCTCTCAATAAAATTCCTTCTTTCTATATGTATTTTACAAGCACTTTATTGTGCTAAAGTAACAGCGCGGGGGCTTGGGGGCCTTGAGCCTGCTCACTTTGTTCGCAGTTCAACCGGCGCTCTGCGGCCCGTTTTTCGTCTATCCTATATATATCTTCTTTTAAGGGAAACACCCGTAAAACCGCTTGATCAACAGGGTTAAAAAACATTTTAGGTAAAATGATGCCTAATTTTTGACTAAAATTACTTTTTTCATTTTACTTGTTGCAGATTACCAGTACCAAAATTAACATACTTCACTCGCTCACTTTGTTCGCTTCGTTCATTATCGCACTCCACTCGCTCACTACTCGCTTGTTCGCTTCGCTCGTTATACCACTTTTGCAGTCTTGGGCCTAATCCAAGGTTTAACCCAAGGTATGCATCTGTAATATCATCCTGAGTAATGCCAATGTATCGTCTGGTTGTACGGCTGTCGGAATGCCCGTAAATCTCCTGAAGCAGTAACAGAGTAGCTTCCTTTTTACCAACCGGAGCTGCTTCCATCATCTGATACCCGAATGTCTTGCGTAAGGTGTGTGTGCTTGCCTTAACCTGAATACCTAAATCCTTAATAACTCCCTTAATCATCATGTCCACAGTTTTCCGGTTTATATGCCCAGTCTCTGTGTCACTCCTGGTCGCCGGAAATAAATATTCATTTAGTTTTATTTTATGGCCCTTGCGGGCTTCATTGTTCAGGTATTCATCAATAGCCCAAATCACTGCTTCGTTAATACCTATCCGTCTATTCTTTGGAGTTTTGCGGCTTTTGCGAGTCTTATGCTCAAATACATCAAACTCATCTTTGTACTTGCCATCGGCATCAATAAAGTCACTGAACCGTAGTTCTATCAGGTCGCTAACTCTCAGTCCTACATTGATCCCTACAATAAACAGCATGTTATCTCTGTACCGGCCTTGCTCTACCAGATACTCCGATATACGGCGAATGTCTTCCTTGTCCTTAATGGGCTCAGCTGCTTTGCTCTCCGCAAGCTCTTTCTCTTCGATTTCCTCTAGCTCAACCTTTGCAATTCTCTCCATATATGTACCTCCTTGAACCTTAGTTTCTGAGTATATTATAATTCAAAAAAGCCTTTTTGTAAATGCATTTTACCTATTTGTAACCTACCATAGTAGGTTATTGTCGGTGAAACGGGATCTTTCGAAGTTTGCCACTGAAAAGTGGTAATTTTTCTCTGTAAGGTTTAATTGGTGTAATGGCTGTTTTTGCGTTGAAACTGGGCTTTTTCGCTATGGGTGAGGGGATTAGTGAATTGACTGAGCGGGAATGAACAGCTAGCATCTGTCTGGGCAAAAGCGGCGGGGTATGCGGTGAAAAATACCCCCCTATACCCCAATTTGTGAAAATGGGGTATGAAAAAACGGGATAAAGCCTATTGCAATTGGCGCGGGAAACTGCTACAATAGGGCATGGGGAATACCCCGCCCAAAATACCGCCCGCATGGGGGCGGATAACAAATCACCATGCACCCCGCCAAATCGCCCCAAAAGGCGAAAGGCACGAAAGAAAGGAATACCATGAAAGAGAACATGAACAAAGCCGAAAGCACCGCCCGCGAAACTGTTACCCCCGCCGCCGTCAATGCCCGCCCCTACTACTATGGGCTAAAGGCCACAATGTATGCCGTGCGGTATTTGTATCGCGGTGGAAAAGCTGAAAGCAATGGCGCGGAAACAATGCGCGAATACTATAACGAATTGTGCCGCGCCGCCGCCTATGTAAAGCGTATGGAAACGGCCGCCGCCCATTACGGAACGAAAGCCGCGCGGTATAAAGTGCGCCGCATGAATACCGCCGCCGTAAACGCGAAAGCGAAAGCGGAAAAGGAATGTAAAGCAATCCGCGCCCCCAAAAACAGTACACCCGCCATGAAAGCCGCGAAAGCCGATAGCCGCGCGAAAGTACGCATGAAAGCCGATAGCAAGATAGCGAAAGCCGCCCGCGCAAACCGCGAAAGCACCGCCGCCGCCGCATGGAATGATGGAAACATAGCCGCATATATGGCGGGCGGTATTTGTTGCGATATGGTGCAAGACGCTATTGTGGCAATGCTAACCGCCGCCCCCAATGCCGATATACTGAAAGAGGGCATGAAAGCGGTATGGCGTAATATCAATGCCGCCCGCGCGCAATCCGTTAAAATGGACTATGCGCCCGCCGCCGATGATGATGACGATAACCTTTATATCGTCAATCTGAAAGCACGCGACAACACGGAAACGGCTGCGGAATGTGCCGCCGTGGTGGAATGGATTGAAAGCTATTGCACTTCCCGCCCCGCAACATTGCGCGCATGGAACGCATGGAACGGTGCAGCCCAAAATGCAGGCGCTTTGTCCAGTGCGGATAGGTTTGCACTTTGCAAACTTTTTGCCGCCGCCCGCGCCGCCTTTACACTCTAATTTTACCCCCCGCCCCCCGCTTTTTTGCGGGGGGCTTTTTCATGCCTTTTGTCATGCCGCCGTAAATGCGTTTTACGGCGGCTTTCTATTTCATTTGTAAATTTACGCGCCGCGCACAAAACCCGCATACGGCGCAAATTTGCCGCCTTGCAAGCGATTGTAGCCATTTTTCGCCCGCGCGTATATGGGGCGGGGCGCATATAACAAAACTGTTATATAAATATAGCAAAATTAGTATCTAACGAAAGTGTCCCCCCAATACAAAGTAGGTGCGGGGCGCAAGCCCCCACGACGAAAGCCCCCCGCCCCGCCCCGCCGCGAAACGAAAGCAAGCGGCGGGCGGCGGGGGAAACAAAAAACAAGCCAAAAGCGCCACAACCGCGTGACCTATGAAACCCGCTGGGAAGTGGTTTAAGCTCGAGGCCGTCGCTGGAGCAGATGGTGAAAATGCCCAGAGGTTTAAGCTTGCACAACCTAAACTCGGCTTGAGGAAATGCTGAAGCGAGATGGAGAAAACCACCTCTTTATCAATGAACACTTGAGCGATGCGAGAGTATCGAGCGAGTGAAAAATCTCGTGCTTGAGAATGGCTTGATGGGTAGGATTGGTTGGAACCTGATGAACAATCTTGCAGACCATATGGCATTAAGTTGATCCGAACCTGCGCTAATGGCTTGAGCGCCGCGAACACGGTGAGCAAGCGAAAATGATTGTTCTGATGGCTCTAATCGTGAATACCTCTGAGGGCTTATTCGTGAGCATACGGCGTGCCCCTGATGCTTGCCATTGGGGGCATTGGTATGCTCATGAGTGTTCGAGCATAAGAAAATGTGCAATAGCACGCATTTTGATGAAAGAGGTATTATTATGGCTAACACTGAAAAGAAAGTTCACTGCATTAACTGGATGCACGATGCTCTGCTGAGCGCCTATGACAATGGAAACCGTGGTGCAATCAAGTCTGAGGCGGCTATTCTGAACAATGTGACTGAAAGTCAGTTTGCCATCTACAAGGATAGCATTTCTGTCCTGTATGAGGCACTCTGCGACTATGTTCGCTATGGCAAGTCTAAGGACTTCATGACCAATCCCATGGAGCATGAAAAGGGCCTGAAAGAGCGTCGCAACAAGGTTTTTGACCTGTGGCGTCAGATTTTGGACTGGGGTGAAGCAGAAAAGGATCAGAGGCGCATTATCGTCCACCCCCGCGACATTGAAGATCTGATGACCGTCGTTCAGAGATTTCAGGCGAATGCTGTGAACACCGATATGGACGAAAATTTTGTTGCGCAAAAGGTCTGGGCAACCGTACCCGAGGGCATTTTCCGCAATAAGGTTGAAACCATTCTCGGTATCCGTATGAACCAAGCCGAGGTTATGACTGATAATGAGCGTGAGTTTCTCCGTGCCCTGAATAAGCTCGTAGGCACTATTCGCAAGAATAATGCCAACATTGAAGCGGAAAAAGCCAACAAATCCGCCTATGAGGTTCGTGCTGCAAAAAATTCCTCTGAAGCTGTAAAGGCAGAGTTTAAGGCTCTCTCCGATATCTGTGATGCCAAAATCGCCCAATTCCAGAAGAAAGTCGATGATGCCCAGAAAAAGCTCGATGAGATTAAGGGCCTCACCGCTGATGAATGGTCTAAGAAAAATGCCGATGAAAAGGCTGCTAAGGCTGAGGCTGCTGCTAAGGCTGCTGAGGAAAAGGCTGCTGCTGCAAAGGCTGAGGCTGCCGCTACCCCCGCGCCCGCTCCCAAAAAGGGCAAAGGTGGCAAAGGCAAGAAGTCCGCGAAAGCTGCCGCGTAAAATCAACGAATAAGCCCGCCATTGAGGTGGGCTTTATGGTACCCAATGCTTGATGGCTCCTCGTGCCGGGTATCGGGCAACGCTTTTAAGCCAATTGTTTAGGCGTAAAAGCGGCTGAAAGCAAGCATTCCAGATGGCAAAAATGCTATTAAACCTGTTTGGAGTAATAGTCTGTGTGGAGGTAAAAATCATGCTTGAAGCAACAAAGGATTTTACCCTGATGGACTGGGTAAAAATCGTCCTTGGAGTGATCCTCGGAGGGGCTTTCTTCTGGGGATTTGTGTTCGTGATGTTCGCCGCTTTTGGCTGAAGCATTTAGGAGGAGTGAGCAAAAATGTTCCTAAAAACTGATTACGGCGCAATCCTTGGAGGACTTGATGCGCCTATGGCAAAAGGTATCGTCCTGACCGACTGTACTAAAAAGACAAAAGAATTTTCAACCGTAAAGCGGTTCAGCTTCAGCAGCTCCGCAAATGCGGTTGCGTTCACTTTTGATGATGGGGCGGTATCCGTGTTTAACGCAAGAAAAATCGAAAAAGTGGTCGATGCAGCTTCCGGCAAGAGCTGGACTGTCGTTGAGGCGTAAAAATCAAATGCAAAATTAGCACCCACAAAGGGTGCTTTTTTGATACATCTCGAGCGTGGCGAGTGTCATGCCCGAATAAACGAGAAAAGAGTAAGCGAAAAGCGCCTTGAGCGCAGCGACTGAAAGGAGTAAGCAAAAATGACAATCAATGAATTCGTACAGACCGGTATCCACATTCTTCCCGATGGCATCACAGTTTGTTACCACGGCTGTGAGGTTGAGCTGAGAGAGCCGATGCTCATGCTCATCAAGAAATCTGACGAAGGCAAGGTAAACGCCGCATACATCAACCTTGCCGGTTGCAAAGTCATTGTCCCGATTAAGGGACTGAACGCCCTCACGGACAACAGTACCGGAGAAATCCTGTATCTCCGAGAGGAGGAGTAATAGGGTGAAAATTCTTGCATTAGAGCCGCATAGAAAGCCCCAGATTGTTGAGATCGACGGCAGCCTCAAATCTATGCAGGAAATCGTAAAAGGCTCCATAGAGGCAATATTCCCGTTTGACGACCCCGTTGCACTCATCTGCAATGAGGAGGGAAAATTCGATGGCAGCAAAGCCTGCCTGATGATGGCTGATGAAGCCGGAGCAGTAAAGGACATCATCTTCGGTACGGTCTTTATCTGTGGACTGGGCGAAGAAGATTTCGTAAGCATTCCCGATGATCTCATCGAGAAGTACACACATTTTTTGAACACATGGAGGTACGCATAATGGAAAAGAGAACCCGTAACGCAGAAATTATCCTTAAGGAAAAGGCAGAAAAGGCAGAAGCCAACAACAGCAAGTTCTGCTACGGCCTGAATATGACCCCTCTCACCGAAGCTGAGCGCAAGCAGCGTGAGGAAAAATGGGAGAATGGTGTCTATAAGGAGAGCGACTATCGTGGTCTGCTCGGAGAGCGCACCCCTTACATGTTTAAGGCGGTGATGAAAGCGTAATGTACACCTACTACATCATCTACCCAGACCCGGAGGATAACCACCTCCGGGCGGAACGGGTGGAATTCGTTGAAAGAGCAATGGCTCGTGTGCTTTCCCTCATAGAAAATGGCGTTGATAAAGACGATATCGTTGTTGCCGAGGAGGGTATGCTCGAAAACGCCATACAGTTCATGAACAACTGGGAGGACTAAAAATGATCACATTTCAAGAGGCTTTGGAGGAAAACCAAGCCTTTGTAGTAGCGCCTGACACAGAGCGTGAGGTAAGAGGCTATTTCACAAACTGCCGTGTAGATAAAAACACAGTTCCAGATGGCTGGTATGCGTATGATATACGGCATGGAGATGATGGCGACTTCTGCACCATCGAAAAGAGAGTAGTTGTTAATCACGCCGGTACATTCCTGTGTCAACAGCCGGTTAAGCTTGATGTATTTGAAAATCCTCACGATGGATTTCTTAATCTTGCGGGATGGGGCTACACATTTGAATAAGGAGGCTTTGCGATGAGCATCACAATGAAATATGTTCAAGGGCATGTGGAAGTGTACGGCGACGGAAAGTTCCTTTTCAGCGCCGATGATACCAAAGAAGCCCGCAAAGACCTTGAGGAAATGGGGTATGCCGATGACTGATGTAATTCTAATTGCGGCTTCTCCGCTGATTGTCTTAATGGCAACAATCATCATTACCTGCATAGGAGGTGCAATTAAAGGTGCATTTCAAGGTCATAAAAATCACTTCCGATAAGGAGAAGTACATAGAAAAAAAGCTCGAAATGATCAAGGATTTCCGCATTAAACTCAAAAAGAAAGACAAAGAGAAACTGTACGCTTGCAATTCCGAAATTGAAGTCGATCAGATTTGCAGGCGGATTATCATGGAGGGTCTGGGATGAAATATCTTTTGGTCTTGCACGAGGCTCTCGACGAGAACCTTATAGACGAAATAATGTTAGCTGGTGTAAAAATAAACAGATCTCTCTTTAGTAGTGATATTTTCATTAAAGTAATCTGCGAAGGCAGCATGGGGTTGCGGTTTAATGGTGATTTCGAATATCTCGGACATGCCAAAAATGCGTTTTATCATACTCCAGAGGGAAGCCATTATATATCAGGTTACACTGAAATCAACCTTGATCAGTTTCTTGAGCTTCTTGGCATTAAAGAGTCTGAGCCATTCGAGGACGAGCTGATGCAACTGTTAGGAGGGTAAAATGAATAAGAGTAACTTAATTCTCGTTCACTTCGATAGACAGATGACAGAATCGGAATTCTTCGATGCGATGTCAGAAGTTTATGATAGAAATGGCACGAAAAAGTTCTTCGCAGTCGATATACATTCCGTAGTGGCTCGAAATATTCTTGATTCTGGAAGAGAGGATGATACTATATCTCTTGTTGTTTCAGATGATGATCTTATCACATGGGAAGGTTATTGCTCTCTGTCTTGGTATAAGGAGCACGGCTATGAAAGAGCGCCTGTCTATACTATCGATGAATTCATTGATGTTTTTCGCCCTGACCTACGGGAACCAATAATCTTTGAGGATGAACTAATGGCTCTGATAGGAGAATGAAATGAAAATTGAAAGAAATTTGCTTGTGCATTTTAACCGCAAAAGTACGGTTGAAGAATTCCAGAATATTTTCTTCGGAATGGTGGCTATGGCTTTTAGCCCGACACTCCGCACTATGCCAAGAGAATCTCTCCGGGGCATTGGATCTAAAATTATAGGAAGCTCAAATCACGACACCATTTCATTGAGCATCTTGGAAGATGGATTGATGCTGTATGATGGGTTTGACGATTTAGACTGGTATATAAATTCCGGGGAATATGCTGACTATGACATATTAACGGTCGATGAGTTTATCGAGCAATATAAGCTTAATGCAAAGAAACTTCTTTGCCCTTTCGGCGGGAGTGAGATAAACGACTGTGCTGATTGTGTATACGCTGGAGACTATCACTTTGTTGATGGGGAGTGTGTAAGAAGAGATGATTAAAATGCCGCTGTGGCGGAACCGGCAGACGCAAGGGACTTAAAATCCCTCGGTGGAAACATCGTGCGGGTTCAAATCCCGCCAGCGGCACCACGGGGGTCGTCATTCCCCCGCACCTCCTTTCGAGATAACCTTAGCACTGCTCGTGCGAGAGGCGACTTGCGAAATGCAAGCCGAAAAAAGAGCCCCAGATGCAGGGATGTGCATCACCACCTCATTACTGGAGCCTGCGGCATCAAACCGTAGGCTCCTTTTTGCGGGAACTTAGCTCAGCTGGTCAGAGCCCCCGGCTCATAACCGGTTTGTCAAGGGTTCGAGTCCCTTAGTTCCCACCACATCGGGATGTGGCTCAGCTTGGTAGAGCGCGTGCCTTGGGAGTACGAGGTCGCAGGTTCAAATCCTGTCATCCCGACCAGCCCGCAAGGGCAAAATCACAGGAGGTATTAAATGCGTAAAATCATTGCAATCCTCTTAGCGCTTCTGATAGTAGTTCCGGCGTATGGGTACGAAGTCTTTACCGATGAAACGGACTACACATTGGAAGAATTCGAGTATGTACTGACAAATCTTCGAGAAGGGCTGTCCCCATATGCTTGGACAATCCTCGAAACAGGAAAGTATTACGGAATAAACCCGCTGTACTTACTTGCAAAATTCGGATTGGAGAGCGGATGGGGAACATCAACCTACTTCAAGGAGAAAAACAACATCGGAGGTTGGCGTCAATATGATGGCAGTTTCCGGTCGTTCGACTCCGTTGAAGAATGTATCTGGTTCATTGCGGAAGGGCTGTTGGAATACAACAATCCAGATTCCTGGAAGTACACAGGTTCGAAACTTGAAGATGTGGCTTATCGCTACTGCCAAGATGAAAACTATGTGGAGATCCTTACCGACATCATGGACGAGCTTCAAGAAGAAATCAATACATATCGAACCAACAGGCGGCACCTCGTTTAGAGGTGCCAAGGCTTGCCTGCTTAAATGCGCCATTAACTCAACGGTCAGAGTATCCGGCTTATATCCGGCTAGTTCGGGGTTCGAATCCCTGATGGCGTACCAGCTTGGAGATATGGTTATGTTCCGCCGATCACTCCATCAGAGTAGCATCTGTAAAATAAAGATTCACGGAACCCTTTTTAGTTTACGGGTAAACCTTTCGGGCATAAAAGGGAACCCCAAGATGCATCTGGGTTGGTAAACCTCTCTTCGGAGGAAGCTTCCATCATATGGTTTCGTAGCTCAGTAGGTAGAGCAGCTGGGAGCCAGTGCGTCGGTGGTTCAAGTCCACCCGAAACCAACCGATCAATTTGTGGGTCGCTAATCCAAGAAGTGAGAGCTAGCTAAATGGTCGATTAAAAATCTTCAACCCACACTTCTCGTGTGAACTGCTGGATGGCACGGGTCGTAAACCTTCATCAATACAGCAAAGCGAGGTTCGAATCATAAACCACCGAGGGTAGGAATGGCCGTTCTTAATACTGTACGGTTTATGAGGGTGCGGTACGATTCCGCAGGGTGAGTGCTAATTGCATGGCATAAATTCGCCAATAGTGTACACAGCTTGCCTAACGCTCAGACCCTTGCTATGGAGTGAAAATTTTGTAGTAAGGCGCTGGGAACTGCGTAAGTGTTCAAGTAGGGTAAAGCATCTAACCCTGCGGGTCGAAAAAGTTTATCCAGTGGCTACGGATTAAACTTGCGTAGATGCTTTGCTGGTTTGAGAATCTGAATTGGAAAAACCAGCTAGACCTGGAGAGGTGTCCGAGCGGTTTAAGGAGCCGGTCTTGAAAACCGGTGACTCGTCAGAGCCATGGGTTCGAATCCCATACTCTCCGCCAAGTAAGTGAGAATTAAATGTTGCGTCAAAGGGTTTGCCTTCCAAGGGATGGTGCTTGCACTGTCCCTGATTAGCGGTTTCGATGCGTTTCTAGAGCGTGCAACAGCCGCCTTTACATGGAAAGTTTGGGTTCAAATCCCGAACATTCCCCCAACACCATCTTGTTCATGGTGTTTCTCCTTTCCTTTCAAGTAAGCAGTCGAGGGGTGCATGACTGGGAAGAACCCCACTTTTGAAAAGGAGGTAAGAAGATGTTTTCAGTAGGCGATAATGTAGAAATTGTTAAGAATATTGCATACGACGATTATGCGTGTGACGATTTAATTGGCGCTGTTGGAACTGTTATTGATGTTAATTTCGATGAGCCGGAAAATGTCAATGGAATATTGAATGCAAAATTTTGCATCTCATTCGAGGATGCCTATGAGTCCACTTGGGAGCTTGACAATAATAATCCTAATTGCCGCTGGGTTCTTGAAAATGAGATCCGGTTAGTTGCTCCAATAGAATCCTTTGAGGACGAACTTCTTAAATTGTTGGGAGGGAGTACCGAATGAAATTTTCTGTAGGCGATAAGGTTCAATGTATCGGAGTACTGCACAATGAAATATATGCTACCAATGGGCTTGTTGGCGCTGTCGGTGAAGTGGTTAGAGGCAATAGCTTTGGTAGCACTGTTGCCTTTGATGTAGCTACGACAAAAGATAATGGAGCCCACTTATGGTGTAAGTACGGCATGGAAAATCTTAGATATGTTGCAAATGACGAGCTAATCCTTTTGCCAAAGGAAGAACAACCATCATTCGAGGAAGAATTACTAAAATTACTTGGAGGTGAATGATAATGGCAAAATTCAAATTAGGCGACAGAGTGGTTGTTGTTAAGAAAAATCCACACAGTGGTTTAGATGAAAGTCATTTCATTGGAGAGACTGGTGAGGTTGTTGAAATATATAGCCCGGCTGTTGTTTCAATCATGTTCGATAATCACACTCTTAAAGGCTTATGGAGTTGTGATATCCCTGGAGCGAAGAAAATCAACCGCCGTTTTAATGTTGACTGCGTAGAGCCTGAACCTGCATACGAAGATTTTTTTGACCAGCTCTCGAACATACTTTCGTTGTAAAACCCAGACAGGGTTATACATAAATAATTTTAATGCCCAAAATGGGCGAAAGGAGTCAAACTATGACTAAGATCACTATCCACGGAGACGCACTCGTACTCACTTCCGGCCTGAAGCTGGAGACCCTGCGTAAGACTAAGAAGTATCGTCCCGATGCTCTGGTTCTGCGCGACAAGGAAAAGAACCCCGTTTTCAGCATTGATGTTGGCACTAAGACTGCCAGCGCCAATAAGAATGGTGTTGTGTTCGTAAGCGCTTCTCACGATGAGAATGGTTATGCGACCTACACCGAGATGATCCCCACCGGTATGTCTGCCACCGAGGCTAAAACCTACGCTGAGGACAAGTTCGGTGCCATCATCCTGAAGATGAATGCTCTGGAGGAGACTCTTGGTACTACTCTCGCCGAGATCGAGGCTGAGGTTGCTTCCGTTCAGGCTGCCATCGATGTCCAGTAAGCCGTAAACATCACAGCACAATCAAGCCCCGTGGCTAACCGCTGCGGGGCGCAACTATGTCCCTAAAAAATAAATTTACATAACAAAGGAGAAAAAATTATGGTAAGCATTACTCTGACTAACAACATGGATCGTAAGACTCTGCTCGTGGACGCTGAGAAGACCATTCGAGAGGTTCTCGATGAGAACAATGTAGATTATTCTACCGCCACCCCCGCGCTGGACGGCACTCCGCTGCGTGCCGGTGAGATGGACAAGTCTTTTGCCTCCTATGGCATTACTGAGTCCTGCCGCCTGTCCTGCATTGCGAAGACCTCCAACGCCTGATAATACCTCATGCCCCTCTTCGGAGGGGCAATATGCTGAAGTAACTCAAAGGTAGAGTGGCGCACTCGTAAAGCGCAGGTTCCCAGTTCAAGTCTGGGCTTCAGCTCCAATAAAAAATCACTACGGGAAAGAAGGGCGTGAACATATGACTTTTGAATTTCGCAATTGCAGTTACTACCGAGGCAATGAAAAGGATGGCAGTTTTACTTCTGGCTACTTAGTGAGTGACAGCATTGAAGAGGCGGCAAATTTTCTGCGTAAGGCATTTTCTTACTGGGATGATTTTCTTAGTTATAATTTCGTTAGAGCAACAAACTATTCTTTGCCTTTAGGTGTAAATTTTGTAATCTCAGGAACTTTTATTAGTTCCATAGAAAACGGAACGGGAGAATTTCGGTTCATTCGTAAACCAGAGTGGACACATCTTCCACCAAAGGAATTTGTGAAAGAAGGATTCTTAAAATGTTAACAGAGATGGAAATAAAAAGTTAGTTACTATTCCAATGAATATTTTTTGGGAGGTATGGTTAATGGTAAAGCCAATTAAGGTGAATGGAGTTACTGTCTATTGCGGTGATTGTATTAACTTCTCATTATCGCCGGAGGATGAACCATGTAAAAATTGTTGGAGAGCGATTTACCACGAAAAAGATATCAGCAAAGTTTGCATTGAGGATATCGCTTTTTATCCGAAAGACAAAGAACATTTTCTCGCTTTAGAGAGCATGGTTAAGAAATATAAAGATCAATTTTCTGCAATGAAAGTGGACGCAAAAGTGAATGGTGTATCTTTTGACGAACTTCTTAAGCAGTTTGCGCATCACAGGGCAATAGAGGTATATGTAGACAGTAAAAAGTTGAAAGGAGAATCGACTGATGAATAAACCAACTAAAGAAAATTCTATAAGAAAAAACACTATGTGGATATGCCAAATTGCACTTGGTATTGCACTGTATGTTGTCGTAAGTATGGTGCTCAAAATACCGATTGGCATTGGCCATATTTCGCTTGACCTTGGGTATATAGTGCTTGCGGTTTGCTGTATGAGGTTCGGAATGCTTGGCGGCGCGATTGTAGGCGGTGCGGGGTGTACTGTCGTAAGCTTGCTTTCTTCGGGTTGGTTTCCACTTGGCTGGATGCTTGGCAATGTTCTGATTGGGATCATTTGTGGGAAAGCCTACCAGAAAAATGAGAGTTTGTGTGGGACAAACATTGTAATAACCGGTGTGGCAGTTTTACTTGGCGTCGGCGTTGTTAAAACAGCTGTCGAATGCTTGCTCTTTTCTATCCCCCTTGCAGTAAAGATTCCGAAAAATATGGTCGCAGCGGTGATGGATACCATAGTGATGTCAATTGGTTTATTTGTTGCGTGCCGTCTTTCACGCAAAGGAACCTAATCACAAATTAGTTACCATTGCTGGCGTAGCTCAGCAGGTAGAGCAGATGTTTTGTAAGCATCAGGTCGGGGGTTCAAGTCCGTCCGCCAGCTCCATTCATAAAATAAAATATAAAGGAGAAATGTAAAATGATTCGAAGTATTCGCAACACAGCATTTACGGACAACAAGTTTTCTACGATTTGCACCAATATCCCAGTAACACCAATCGGCGGAGAGGAGTGTTATTCCCATGTCTTGAGAGCACTGGTCTACCCCAGAGATAAGGAAAATACATACAACCTCCAAATTGCAAACAGCAATTATGCAATTCCAACTGAGCGGAACACGGTCTATTTGATTTCCGGCGAAAACGCTTTGTCTTGGCTTGGAGAGAATAAATCTGACATTATTGCGGCTGGCTTCAAGCAGAATGAGCTGGTAAGTCTTTTCATTTCCAAACAAAAAGATGTCGGTTGGGCATTTATTGATGAAAACAATAATCGTTCCATCATCTACAGCGAAAAGATCGATTCGTCATTTGGTCGTATGCTGGCTTGCATTGTGCAGAAGCTTTTTCCTGCGACCTTTGCGGGCAAGCCTCTCGACAACGACGAGCTTGATCTCGTAAAATCGATTTCTCGCAATGATGAAAATATGTTTGCTGACGCATCTCAGAAACTGTATGACCGTCTTGACCTGCGTGAGATGTTCATCCGCTCTGTTCTCAGTGACATTGATGTGAAATTCGAGAAGAGTTCGTTGGCGCGAATGAAAAGTGAATACACGAGAATTAAGAGCAGCATAGAGAATCTTCTTCGGCAGCTCGATGACCTTTACGACAAAGACCATTTTAACACCCTGCAAATTGCGGCTCTTGAAGAAAAAATTCGCCGTAATGATGGCAACGAAGGGGAATTTCTCAAGTTCTTTCTCCGGTGCAAGGATCTCATCCTGGAAGATGCGGACGAAGAGCTTATCTCCTTTTATGTCAAGGGTTATTTGGACTCTTTTGATGAGGATAGCTTCGAGCGTTGCCTCAATAAAGAATACAGCTATTTTTATGGTAACTATGGCGAGCGGAAGAACATCAAGTCCAAAAATGATATGAAGCTGTTCTTGGATAGCGTCTTTGGGGAGAATCCGAAATTCAAGATTCGCACCTGGGCACATTTTGTCTTGGATGTTGCTGGTACCTTGAGACCAGATAAAAGAGAGACAAATCTGGCAGAGCTCAAGACTTATCTGCCTCACCCTCATCTCTGCGGTTTCCATTGCATGGGTGGTAATGCTCGAATCATTGATCGTATGATGGGCGAGAGAAATTACCTTGGGGCAGTTGAACAGGCTATTGGTTCTACTCACAATATCAACTTTGATGACTCGACGGTTGGCGCCAATTTCATTGAAAAGATCTGTTCTTCTAATGAGCGTTTCATTGAGTTCGAGGATGGTTCGGTGCATACCGTGAAAGAAGCTATGGAGGTGTTGAAGAATGGCTAAGATGATTAACATTCCCAAAGAGACAATTGCGGAAATGATTCGAGAATTCACGGAGAAGATCTCATCCGCTAAGAGCTTCGAGGGTGGCAAGTTTACATACACCAAGGAGTTCAAAAGCGAGAAGACGGGTAAAGCGAAGATTATTTTCACCCCCGAAGCCTATTCCAAGATGATTACTTTGGTTAACAATTTTGACTCTGAGGTGGCTTGGTATGGATATGTAGACAGAGTGGGTGATGCCGGCTTCAAAATCTCAGATGTTTTTGTGTACCCGCAAGTCGTTACTGGTGTGAATGTGGACACGGATGAGGATGAGCACAGAGCTTTTCTCGAGAAAATTCCCGATGAGGACTACAACCGTATCCGCTTCCAAGGTCACAGCCATGTAAATATGGGGACAAGCCCGAGTGGTACTGATCTCACTGACCAGGCAACCAGGGTAGGGAATAGCTCACCTGATACATTTTGGGTGTTTGTGATTTGGAATAAAAAGAACGAGCACAATGCTAAGATTTACGACCTTGCCAACAATGTACTCTACGAGAATGGTGATATTGATGTCTCTATTGAGTTCGATAGCGGCGAGTTCCTCGAGGATTCCAAAAAACTCGTAAAGACAAAGACCTACACATATCTGGGCACAGGATCGTATAAGGGCTCTGCAAAGAGCGGTACTTATGATTACGGATATGGTGGTTACGGAGGATGCGGTAGTCGATGGGAAGATTTTTGGGACGACTATGGTTATCCGTATGGCAACTACGGTAAGAAACAGAATAAAAAAAACAAAAGTGAGGATTATTCCAAAGCCACGAACTTGGTAAAAGCTGAGGTCATAAGTGGTGGAATTACCGAAGATATTGACTTAGAGGAGGAATATGCAGATGATGGATTTGTCAAAGAGCTTCGAGTTCTTTAATCCGGACAAGTGTGCGAAGACCCGCATCCATATTATCGGCTGTGGCAGCGTCGGTTCTACTTTGGCGGTTTGTTTGGCTCGGTTGGGTTTGACGAACATTTCTCTTTACGACTTCGATGTCGTTGAGGCACATAACCTTGCCAATCAGATGTTTACGACTGAGGATATTGGAAAGCCCAAGACTACAGCAGTCGCCGAAATGCTCCACAAAATCAATCCTGATATCGATTCAGAGCTGAAAATCTTTGATAAGGGATATGACAAGCAGCGTCTGAGCGGATATGTTTTCCTCTGCGTAGATAGCATTGAGCTTCGGCGGAGAATCGTCAAGGAAAACGCAACAAGCATGAACATCAAAGCTGTCTTTGATTTCCGGACACGGCTTACTGATGCTCAACACTACGCAGCCAACTGGTCTGATCCTAAGATGCAGGACAATCTGCTTCGCTCTATGGAGTTTACCGAGGAGGAAGCAAGAGCGGCAACTCCTGTATCTGCCTGCAATGTATCTCTTTCAGTTGCGGGAACGATTTGGACTATCGTTTCTTTTGGGGTTTCCAACTTCGTAAACTTTGTAAATAAAGGTGTCCTTAAGAAGATTATTCTGGTGGACGCTTTTAATTTTGCCATTGATACCTATTAAATGATTTTTTTGCAACGATATTTTTGTTTTCAAAACAAAGCATTTCGTTTTAAGCGAATGTACTGAATTGCCAGCCGAAAGGAACGGGATACCGCGGAGGCATCCTTCAGGTACCTGGCTCAGGTGAGGTGAAGTGGAATATCATCGTTAAGCAAGACAGACACAGGTTAACTGCGAAAGCAACAAACTGCTAATATTCACCACTTATCCAGAAACCAACGCACGGCAAATACAAGCATCACACAGCCTGGGAATCCTAGCCCACTGGGCAGTGGCCCGGTAGTTGATCATCGCGCACATCTTAGGTTGCAAAAGTAAAACAGTGTTATAGCTCATTGAGCGCATTTTGGTATAACCGAATGGTACGCATAGTCACAGACAAGAGGCTCGCCGGAGCTGATTCGAACGCTTCGGGCAGGTTCGAGCCAGTCTTTTATGGCAAAATAATGGCCAAACCATCAGAAAGCTACGCTTAAGATGGCCTTATTTCATCCGAAACGCCGTCACTAGAAGCAGCAACTAGCAGACCAGCGAGTCTTCAGGCGCCTCCAGCGACATCAGGAAAGTGTTTTAGACTGTTTTATTTTATACAAAAGAAAGGAGTTTTTATATGCCATATGTAACCACATTTATGACAAGAGCAAAGAAGCAACTTACCCTTGAGGATGTTCTCTTTGGTGTGAAAAATCTCAGCCCGTATATTAACGGAGTGGACTTCGGGACATCCACAAGAACCTACGAATACAAAAAGCTCCCCCAGGAGCTAATAGAAATGGCGCGAGCACCGTATCTTATCGGGAAGCTGAAGAGTTTTAATCGTACTTACCAGCCGAAATTTAATGCGAACAACATGCGAGAACATTATAATTCTTTCAAAATTCCAAAGAAATCCGGCGGTTGGCGTCAGATCGATGCGCCGGATGACGAACTGAAACAAGCTCTGTATAGTCTCAAGGCAATCTTCGAGAATGATTTTAAGGTTCTATATCATACGGCTGCTTTTGCTTATATCAAGGGTAGAAGCACTACAGATGCATTGAAAGTTCACCAAAAAAACAACAGCAACTGGTACCTCAAGACGGATTTGAGTAATTTCTTTGGTTCGACAACATTGGAATTCACAATGCGGATGTTATCCGTGATTTATCCTTTCTGCGAGGTTGTTAAATATGAGGATGGCGAGAAAGCGCTACGAGATGCTATCTCTCTCTGTTTCCTCGATGGTGGACTGCCGCAGGGAACTCCGATTTCTCCGCTTCTTACTAATGTCATTATGATTCCCATCGACCATGAAATCTCTCGCCGTTTGAGAGCTAGCGAGACCAACGATTTTGTTTATACGCGCTACGCCGATGATGCTACGGTTTCTTCCAAGAAAGGTTTCTTGTTCATGGGCGTCATCGAGATGATGAACGATGTATTTAAGAAATTTGATGCGCCATATGCCATTAAGAAAGAAAAAACACATTACGGCAGCAGAGCAGGTCGAAACTGGTGTCTTGGCTTGATGATCAACAAAGACAACAAAATCACTGTTGGACACGAAAATAAAAAGGTGTTCAAAGCGATGCTGAACAACTACATAGTTGCAAGAAAAGATGGTAAGGGCTGGCCGCCGGAAGAAGTAATGACTCTGCGTGGCAAGCTTTCTTATTATAGCAATGTGGAGCCTGAGTATTTTGATTATGTGATCTCTTGGTACAACAAAAAGTATCATTGCGATGTCATCAAGATGATGGCAGACGATGTTGCTGCGTAAGGAGGGGAGTATATGAGAAAGTTTCAAGTTGGAGATGTTGTGCAAATCGTAAACCATCAAAGATTGCCCTGGAGACTTAATAGATATCGGGACAGTAGTTATGTGGAGTTTATTGAGATTATTGGCTTCAGTGACCGCGAGTATCGCATTTGTATTCACATGAACTCTGGCAGTGAAAGAATCGAATGGGCTGTTCCTGCTTTCCTTGAGAAAGCCAAAGTAGAGGAGCCTTTCACTTTCGAAGAAGAGCTTATGACACTGTTAGGAGGTGCAGCCGTATGAATCCGAAGATACATGAATTAAAAATCTGGCCACCGTACTACAGAGATGTAGTGAACGGAGTTAAGACTTTTGAGGTTCGTAAGTATGACAGAGACTTCCGTGTGGGAGATATTCTGATTCTGAAAGAGTATAACGGTGAATATACCGGAAAGTCTGTGACAATGCGTATCTGCTATGCGTTGTCCGACCCAGATTTTGTTAAAGACGGATATGTGATTCTTGGAATTCAGGGGGTATAAGTATGCCGGAATATCTTTATGTTGATTTGGATTTGTTGAGGACATATGCTCTGAAGATTGACCATTGGAGTAGAACCATGGTCGATACGATGAAATGCTCTGTTCGTTGTTATACGGGTCTCTTGAGTTGCGACATGAAATGGAATTGTGATAGAGCGGTGTATTATATCGTGCAAAATACGATGTTATGCAGAAACTTGTGTAATTTTGAAGAAGACAGACCAGCAATAACATGGGACGAATTCGTTGAGATGTCTCTTCCGCAGGAAGATTTCTCAGAACAGCTTGCAGCGTTGCTTGGAATGTAAGGAGGGAATGTTATGGATTACCCTTACATTGATTTAGATCTGCTCAAGGAGTATGCTGTGTGCTTTTATGGGCATGTTCGCGAATGGGCGAATACAATGCGACACGCTGTAAGAGTTCACGATGGTGAATCTTTTCTATGTTGTATGAAATGGGATTGTCTGTCTGATGGCAGTTATTTTTTAAGGAAGACTAGAGGCGGTTATATAATGTCTTGCGTTCCATTACACGATTCGCCATATCCAGTTATCACCATCGAGAAATTGATTGAAATGTCAAGTTCATCTGACGATTATGATTTTTCAAACGAGCTTCAAACACTTTTAGATAATTAAGGAGGATGTGAAATGTTTTCAAGAAAACTCAGACTGATCATTGATCTTAAACTCAATGGTATGGAAGATAAAGAAACTATTTATTCCGCCGATGAGATAGGCGAGGGTATGGAAGCATACCTTGCGGAAGATGGTAAGACAATTCAAATCAAGAGCACTGGAGTTGATTTGAACAAAGCCATAAAGAAAATCGATGCATTCCTGGCAATCCCCGTTTTTAAGACGACCTGCGCTTGCTGTGGAGAAAAAATTAACGAGGGATACTACAACGAAGACGATTGCGTTACATATTGTTCTGAAGAGTGTCTCGAGAATGAACTTAATGCCGAGTTTGGCGAAGGAAATTGGCGCGAAGCTACCGAAGAAGAAGTTGCCACAGTTAGAGAATCTGGCGAGGGCGGCTTCTTTTATGCTAAGGCAGACGGTGAGGAAGATTGGATCAATCTCCCTATCTATTGGGTAGATTACACCGAAGAGGACGAATAAAAGAAAGGAGCCGCCCATGGAGGGCGGCGGCACACCATGAAACAGAAAGAATGTGCTACGACCATAGTAGTATATTTTTGCTAACTTGTCAACATTTAAGGAGGTATTAACTATGAAACACAATTATGAAATGATGAAGAAGCGCATGGAGAAAGGCTACGGCATGAAAGACCTTGCCGACAAGGTTGGGCTCTGTACCGCTACCGTTTCCAAAATCGAAAAGAACTTTACTCGCTCCAGATTGGAGAACTATCAGAAAATTGCTTCTGCTCTTGATTCCACGGTGGACGAGCTTTTCTCAGAAAATAAATAATTAAAAAAATTGCAACGATATTTTTAGCGACGGCTAAAGCAGTCCGGTTTAACCGACTGTAATTCATTGTGAGGGCAAGAAGGACGCCAGGGAGTCTGATTAGTGAAGGCGAGAAGGCCGGCAGCTTGCTGCTCGAGGTCATCTAGTAGGTCAAAGTCCGATAAACAGTACATGAGTTCACACCTTGGTGAGTCAAACTAAAGTCAAATCCGACTTAATTTGGCCAGAAGCTCAACTTAAGACGACGAAGATACGATCTGAACTTGGAACAGATATCTCAGGTTGCAATAAATAGGAGGAGTTAATTGTGTTGGATGTTAATTTGCTTAGGTCTCGTTATTTTCGATGGCCGTTAACGGAAGAACAACAAAATGGGAGTTGATTTAAATGGAAGCAAACCTTGACTTGATGCGGAATAACTGGATTACCTGTCCACAAGGCATATACAGAGAAGCAATACTTGAAGCAATGAAAGATGCGGGAATCAATTTCGACGGATGGCAGATGGATAGCTACACATCTTTATACAAAATAAATGGCAATCGACTTGATATTAGATTTGGTACAGAAATAAACCGGAGTGATTTTATTTCGTATCTCGATCTTTTTGAGCCCGCTATACCGGATTTCTCAAAGGAACTATTTAATCTATTGGGGGTGTAAACATGCTAAATGTTGACTTGATGCGGGTTAAACCACTTCGCGGGCCATTAAAAAGAGGTGACGCTGATGAGCTTCAAAAGGCTTTGAAAGAGGCAGGCGTAAGGAACCACAGTTATTGGCAGTTTAATTCGTCCTTGTTGTATTTCATAAATGAGGATAATTATGTTGTTACAGATGATATTTGTGAGCAATCAGAGTGCATCACTTTCGAAGATCTCTTTGTGGAAGATTGCGAAGAGTATCATTTTGAGAATGAACTGATGGTTCTGCTAGGAGGTTAAGCATGCTTGATGTAAAAATAATGGAAAAGCATCCGATCCGTGGATTTAACGAATGTAATAATCCGGATCTGGATTTGCGGCTTGAATTGATTGACGCCTTAAAAGAAGAGGGTATAGGAAATTGGGATTGGTACTATGGCAGCTACGCGTATGCAATTGTATCTGGAGAAGTCATTCTCATGGAGGACACTATGGAGCTGGAATACTACGGGTTCACGGAGAACGATTTAATTGATGTTGAAGATCTCAGAACAGTAGAAATTGAGAACTTCGAAGATGATTTAATGAAACTTTTAGGAGGGGAAAAGAATGATTGAGTATATCAAAATTGAAACAGTGTTTAACAGAGACACTACCGGAACAAAGAAGCTTATCCGTGGGGATTGGCGCAATGAAACTGTGGAGTATCTCAAGGACAGCAAGTGGCAGTTCACAGAGAAATTTGATGGTACTAATATTCGTGTCATTTGGGATGGGCATTACATTAGCTTTGCCGGCAGAACGGACAAGGCTACGATCCCGCAGTTCCTCTTAGAGTACCTTAACAATACATTTTCGACTCCGGAGGTCGAGCAGCTTTTTGAACAGACTTACGGCGAGAAGCAGGTCATTCTGTTTGGCGAGGGATATGGCCCTAAAATCCAAAAAGGCGGAAATTATCGGGAGGATGTGTCTTTTATCCTTTTTGATGTTCTTGTCGGAGAGAATTATCAGGAGCGCAAATGGGTGGAACAGACGGCAACTATGCTTGGTATTGATGTAGTCCCAATCGTGTTGGAGGGTACCATCGACGAAGCAATTGCTTTTGTTGAGGGACATCCAAAGTCCACGATGGGTACAGCATTTATGGAAGGCGTTGTTGGGCGACCTGCGGTTGAGCTTCGAGACCGCACAGGCAAGCGCATCATTGTGAAAATCAAATATGAAGATTTTCGTGCGATGTAAAGGAGGACAACATGGGAGACCGTACATATTGTGACAACACGAGTTGCCCATTCAAGGACTGTGATCGACATAACAGCAATATTAAGGTTTCAACGCTGGTGAGTGTTGCCAGCTTTGGAGCTGATTGTCGGAGATACATCGGCTATGTAGTACACGAGCTTCAGAAAAATAATTATAAGGAGGCATGGTGTGGAGCGAAGAAGACAAATGTTTAATGTTAAATGTCCAGAGTGCGGAGGTAAACTCGTATGCCACTGTGTGTATGGTTCAGATGAAACCTCTTCCGGCTTGACGGAGAGAATGTATTGTTGTGTCGAGTGTCTTTCCACATGGACAACGCAGGGAGATGGTGAGGACGAAACAGAGCTGCAGCGATACTTTTTCGGATGAATATTTGCAGAGGGAGGAATATTTGTGGGGCTATTCTGCAGGCATGATATTCAATTTGTAGGCAGATCTAATCTGACCTGTATGATCAATTTGTTCCGATGCTCAAAATGTGGAAAATATTTTGAGCATTTTAAGTTAACAGATAGTTGGAAACGCCGGAAATACATAGATGTAACCGAGTGGATATTCAAGGAAGAAAGGATGAGTGAAAAATGATTGCGATTGTTTTGCAAGTGATGTGGACGATTATGGCTGTTCTTCTTACAAAGAACTATTACGACAACAGTAGCTATCGTTGGGCTGTTATCAATGCGGGTTTTTCTGGAGCGATGGTATTGCTGACGATTCTCGAGGTTCTCACAACTTGCTTCGGGGTGGTGCTTAAATGATCACGAGCCTTAAAATCAAAAAATACATACGGTCAGCAAATCGTGTTGCCAAAAGCATAAATAATTCTATTGCGGAGGACGATCTGTGGCGTGGCAGGTTTATTATGCGACAGAAGAAATTTCAGTTTTATCAGTATGATGACAAATCTGGGCTTCATGTAGATTTTTGGTATGAGTTTGAGGATCTCAAGACCGGGCAGAAAAAGATTTATCTCTTTAATAACTTGGAGATGGACTTCAATGGGCCGTTTATGTCTCATATATGGTGGGCGATGAACTCGTTTATTGTTGAACATTGTGATGTTTGGCGCGAAGATGGCAAAGAAGCTATCTACGCCGATAAAACTTTTTATAGGAGGAAGTAAAATGGAACCTGTAATTAACCCGTGGGTATTTTACCTGATTGATGGTGCCGGCACCTTGAAGTGGGGAGCGCTTCTCTTTGGCATTGTAATCGGGGTTATTTTGCTTGGCTACGGTGCATTCTCTATTGATGAAGCGTGTAGCAAGGAAGAAGTGAAATCTGCAAAAAGGAAAATGAAAACAGGATCAACTATTTGCATCATCGGTATTGTGCTTTTCTTGATCGTGCCATCTTCGGAAACGGCGATGAAGATGGCCATAGCTAAAAATGTAACATACGATGCCGTAGACGCTGCAAAAGATGTTGTTGTTCAGGTCTATAACGATATTCTGGCATTGTTTCAGAAGTAAATAATTCATGTTGCAATTCTTTTACATATAAAAGGTTCTTAGGTTTTATCAAGAATATGACAATACCGGTACAATCGCTGGAGGCTCAGGATCAGGATCGAACGATCCTTTCGCCCCAGCTCATACTGGTCTTTGAAAATCCTTCAAGTTTTCTGAGATGCTTTTCTTCTCATAGAGAACATCAGCATCTCAGAAAACAAGAAGGCTTATCAACGAGAACATGAATAAAGGAGTAAATATGATTTTCGATTATGAGGTTGAAAAAATAAGCAATGATAAAACCAGTTCTGAGTTCTATGTTGCAATGAGCAAGAGCTTGAGAGGCTGTGTTGGGCAAGGCGCTACAACTGAGGAGGCAATTGCTGAGCTGGAAGAAAACGAGAAGGTGTGGCTTGATACAGCTATTGAGTATGGAATTCCTATTCCAGCGGTTCCTGAGAGATGATTATTGGACATCTGTTATGGTATGATGGGGTTGCTCAATAAGTGAAAATATGGTAGAGTTTAAATATTGGAGGTGTTGTTGTGAGGTTGTTTAAGAAGAAAGAGAAGGAACCGGAGGTATTTTATGATTCGAAGATATCATTTGACGGCGGATTAACCTTTTGCACAGCTGAGGAGGCAATGCCGATAATTGAGAAACTAAAGATATGGAGCAAGGTTTACGACTCGTTTGATCCGAAAATTTTTGAACGAGTTAGAAAGACATCTTTGGAATATACACCATTATCTGTTTTGAAAAAATACTTGTCTTATTCACCAAATAATATTGTTATGGGAAAGAAAAAAACGGATATTTGGGTTATTGGGGGTTGTTATTTTTCTTGGCAGGATAGTGATTTTAATGAGGAGTATGGACAGTATGAAACCTATTATGATGATAATACGGCCTTTGTTCTGTCATGTGGTTTTTCTGTCTATAGCCCAAGTAGTATAATTCGTCGCTCGTTTGCAGTTGGTATTGGCATGTGGGGTACTAAGTTCCACGAAGGAGCGTCAACAAATTGGTATGGAGCAATAGCGGAAATTGAATCAGAATGGAACACAAAAAAACTTTACGGATCAAAGCTTCTCGTAGAACCAGGAGAAATCATTGAATTTAAGGGAATTAGGATTTTCACTTTTGGCGGAGGCTTTCCTATTGAGTGCTTTAAAGAGATCAATACTCCAATCGAATTTGAAGGTTCAAATATAACAGAAGAAACAATAGAGCACGCTAGAGAAAATCTTGCAAAGCACAATTGGGAAGTAGATTATGTTGCGACCTATTATGCCCCTAACAATATTCATCTTTCTTTAGCTCCTGGATTTTATACTCCTAATATCATCACCAATTTCTTTGATGAGCTGCAAGAGAAATTGAAATATAAACACTGGTATGTGGGAGCTTATAATATGGACAGGGACTTTGAAAACAATATTACGGCGCTTTTTAGGAAGCCAGTATGCATAAATGTGGAGCAAGTAAAGAGCGAAGCTCCCGCGTTACCTTCTACAAACAATTCATTTTCATTCAAGGAAATAAAATAACAGTATCGAAGAGCAGCCCGAAAGAGCTGCTTTTCTATTAAGAAGGAGGGCTTTATGCATTCATGGGTAGCGTATCGTTTCATGATTTTAATCAAACAGTTGGATGCGGATTTAGAACAGGTTCATGGAATATCTGAGGAAGATAGATCTTCTATTCAAGATGTAATAGATGAACTCAGCCGAGTTGTATTGGAAACTTTTAAGTAAGGGAGGAATTAACTCATGGCAAATATAAATACTTGCTGCGCCGATAGACCGTGCCAGTATAAAAGAATTTGCGAGGTAAGCTACCTGGATCATTTGATATCTTTGTATAGAGATATCAGTGCTGATACAACCATTCCTGCAGGTGACAAAGCCGAGATCATTAGTAAGATTTATACACTTGAGCTACTGGTTGAGCGTTATAGTGCTTGAAAGGGGTGATTTGATATATGGGTGTATGCATCAGCAAAGGAAACAGCAAACTTGGCGAGATAAAAAGTGTCTCACTTCCATCTGGGCTAACTTGCATCAAGTGTGGTTGCAGCAAGAAATGCTATGCGAAAAAGATTGAACGACTTCGACCAAGTGTAAGAAACTCATACATCAGAAATCTTACCATATTGGAAGAAGATCCGCAGACCTACTGGAGAGAGGTTGAAGCAGCTATTATGACTTCGAGGTTTTTTCGATTCCATGTAAGTGGGGATATACCTGACTGGGATTATCTCATTAAGATGGTTTCGATTGCGGTGAGAAATTTACATTGCGAGATTCTTTGCTTCACAAAAAAATATGAGATAGTGAACCACTATCTTAGCAATGTTGGAGATCTTCCACCTAATTTACATATGATATTTAGCGCATGGGTTGACCTGAAAATGGTTAACCCATTTCATTTGCCAGAAGCACATGTTTTGTACAGGGACGGCACAACAACTGCACGAGAAGATGCAAAAAAGTGCGGCGGTAATTGTACGGAATGTGCTTGTATTTCTGGTGGCTGTTGGTCATTAAAAAAGGGCGAACAGGTTGTGTTTAAGGAGCATTAAGGAGGAATGACATTTGAAAAAATGGAGAAAACCTCCGACAATGCCACACTGGTGGTGGGCAGGTCAAGACGGTTGTTGGTTCTGTAAGGATCGTAATGCTTGCCACAATTGCAGTCTGATTAAGAAGGCGCGGAAACAGTTCTTTGCGAAAAAAGAAAAAGGGAAGAATTCAGAGAATAGAAAATAAAAAGACACAATGGGATGTGGGCTTAGAGACAGCCATCATCTAAGGAGTAAATCGTGGCAATGACTGTAGTTAAATAAGAGAAAACCTTATCGCGAACAGTCTTCGACGGATGAACATAGCGCTTTGCGCAAGGCTAAACCCGAGCACGGTACTGAAAAGTTAGGCCGATATCCGCTTGAACTCAATGGCGTGGTAGCTCCCGCCTGTGTGCAGATTTGTCTCAGCAAGCATTAAGCTGCACATTGTGATATGCCTTGTTGACATGGATTTTTTGGCGTGATAGCACACCATTGTAAATTCTAAAAGAAGAAATGTATGACAACATGAAAGGATGATATGATATGGCGCTATATAAAATAGGTGTTACAGAAGCAGGCGACGCAGGGGTTGACTTGTCTTGGGAGGAGAAATTAGATGATGTCGATGCTGCTGTTCTTATTACGAAGTGTGTGTCACCAGATTTCTTCGATGCCGCTCTTGAACACAAAGACAGACTCATTGTTCATGCAACAATCACTGGATACGGGCACTCTGCTTTGGAACCTAATGTACCAACTCCATACGAGGAGTTTGCCGCAATTATGGAGTTGGCTAAAGCTGGGTTCCCGATGGAGAAAATCGTCATTCGCATCGACCCCATCATCCCCACAGAGAAAGGACTTTCAGTTGCATACCGTACAATGATTTCCTTTATGGAAATGGGATTTCAGCGCTACAGAGTGAGTGTTATTGATATGTATCCACACGCAAGAAGCCGGTTCAAAAAGGCTGGATTGCCGCTTCCCTATGGCGATAACGGTTTCGCTCCGTCCCAAGCACAGCTTTCAAAAGTGGACGATATGCTGCGGCAAGCAAAGCAGTTCTGGGAAGGGCTGGATAACGGGAAAGTTCTCCGAATTGAGTCCTGTGCAGAACCCGGTCTTACGGAGCCGATTGCCTGTGGCTGCATTTCAGACTATGACCTCAATCTGCTTGGATTTTCTGAGGATGCAGAATCAAACGGGGCTGGGTATCAACGAAAGGGCTGTATGTGTTATGCAGGGAAAACTGAACTGCTGAAACATAAGACGAGATGCCCCCACGGGTGTCTCTACTGCTACTGGAAAGATATGAAAGGTTAATTTGATGACTAATTTCGAGGAAATTAAAAGAAAAATAGCCAATATGAATACCGATGAGCTGATAGAGTTTTGCGGCGGTGATACTTGTGAGAATGTGCTTTGCGCTTTTGTAAGAGATGGTGATTGCTGCGGAAACAATTGCAAGGTTAGTTATGATTGCGGAGGCTGCATTAAAAAGTTTTTGCAAAGAGAGCGAGGGGTAGCCCGATGAAGTGTCCATATTGTGAATCTGGAACAAACGATTTTGTTCCAATGAACCAGACCGCTGAATACAGCGGCATTGAGATGTCTGTAAACAGGCAAGGAATGTTGAGGGTAAGAGTGCTTGACGATGACGGCGGCTTTACGACTCAAGATATCGTCGAGATACGAAGTTGCCCATTGTGTGGGAAGAGATTTGTGAAAGGTTGATTTGCGTGAACGGTATTATCCACTGCCCAAGATGCGGGCATCATGTGAATATACAGCTTGGCGAATCTATGGGGTACTGCCCCTTATGCGATAAGGAGGTTCCAGCTATGGAGAAAAGAACGATTTGGGTGAAACCGTCTACGTTTGCTCCAGAGTTTGAGATGATTATTCCCGTCCCGACAGACCGAGACGATGAGGAGTACATCGACGAACTGCTGGACGGAATTTTGAACGATGAATTCCGTTACAATATCGAGTGGGATTTTGTAGATGGATTAAGCTGAGTATAGAATGTATGTGGTGGCGGAATAGGTAGACGCCAAGCGGGTGGGAAAGACAGTGCTGCAGACCTGATAAACCCGTCTAACTA